TGCCCACATACAGACAGCACAGGATGTGAGCTAGGCCACAGAACAGCACCATCGGGACTTAGGTCCTTGACACATGCATGTTCTTAGAGAGAGGCTTGCCTCAATACCAGCACTACCCACCCGGGGGACACCGGGCGGACCGTCTGATCGGTCCGGCAGCTTAAGAACAGCACAGAGGCCGAGTGTCACCCGCTAGGGGTGCACCGGGCATGGCGAGGCGCTAGGGGCACGCTCCCGCTCGAATCGAGCGGTTGAGCGCCTAGGGAAGATCTGAGACTGTCAGTCATGATCGGTGTAACTAGGGCGTGCCAGGATGCGGAACCGAGTCAGCGGAATCATGATCAATGATGTGAATCATGGAACATGATCTATGCGCCACTTAGGCCGTATCTGAGGGGCAGTTAGGGACGCGCGTGATCATTCCGCGCGTCATGGGCATCGGCGAAAGTCATTCTCTAATTCCACCTTTAGGCGCAAGCCAGACATTGGCTTGTGCCTTTAGGCGTTTTTAGAGGGTGAATTCATAGAATCCCTCCCCTATTCGGGGATCCTCTACGCCTACGGTATAAGCCCGTCCGGTAGAGAGAGCGAATAGGGGAGGGCTTGTGTGAAGCTCACACAATGGGAGGATGACAATGTCCGGATGGTATGAAAGAGCGCTATTCTATGCGCAGGGTGCTATTGACGCCCGTCCCGGCTGCATTGTTGGGACAATGTCAATGCAGGATGCAACCGTGTTCGCCGAACTGTACGAAGGTGCACGTTCGGCGGTCGACAACGGCCACGCCGTTTCCTGCGATTCTCTCCCGCACTCATGGGAGAAATACAGGAATCAGCGTCGCCGCGTGCATCGGATCACGGACACTGCCGAGTTTCCCCGTATGGGAACGACAGTGGTCAAGCCGTTCGGCGGGTGGGTGACCGTTCGTTTCGACGACAGTCAAGCCCTTGAGCTGGTCCCGCTGGACGCACTCAAGATGCGGAGCGACCGGTGATGGAAACGCTCAAGATCACAGAAACGACCGAGGACGACGGGAGCTTTAGCTTCCTAGTCGAGCGGCCGGAACGGAATGCATTCCAGTTCCGATGGGGAGTGGGTGATGATCATTTCACCCTAAGGTATCACTCCGGCCCACCGTGCACGCTCGGCGCGACACCGGGTGTCTACCCGCGTGACGCGCGCCGTACAGCTCTGGAAACAATCGCAGCGATCATCGCCTGACCGGCTTTACTCGCTTCCGGGCCTAGCCCGGACGGCGGGTATGGGCGATCAGCCCAATGGAGAGAGGATGAGACAATGGCTGAGATATTCTGCCAGATATGGGTGTGTCAGGACTGCATGCTTGTGCATGCTAATGGCGAGTGCGACCCTGACAGACCTGCCGACCTGCCCGAACCGTGGGCAGAGTGGGAAGGCGAGCCGTACACCATCGCCATGGGAGGCGAGCACCGGGAGGACTGCCCGAATCGCCCCGACTCTCCCACTAGCGGAGAGCAGGACTGTGACTGTGAAACGGACACGTTCTCGACCCGCGCGTGTGAGGGATGCGGGGATTACCATCACGGCGACCGCTACGCGTTTACAGTGTTTACCGAGTGACTGAGTCACTTTAGTCATGCACTCTCCGGAGTGCTTGGCTATGGCCACTCAGGCTAGGAGGAGAGAATGAAGCGACCGAAGATCCGGGTGGTTGTCAGTACGCCCGATGGCAAGGCACTGTGCGATATGAACCGGTTCGCTATCAATTCCGCTTTCCAGGCGGGACGGGGCGTCATCCGAGTTCAGAGGGAATACGACGATCGGGAATGGACACCGGGTGAACCGGCAGTGTACCGGCAGGGAGGGCAGTACACGCTCGCCGTGGGGGACTACCGACGGTGGGAATTCACGGGCAACAAGGGTAACAAGCTGATCCTTCACGTCGAGGTCATCGACGTCTGACCGCTTTAGCGGTCCACCCTAGGGAGGGGCCAGGGTGGACCGCCATGGCTGCCAGACGGCCAGGATGAGAGGATGAGATCATGGAACTCAACAAGATCATGGATTTCGACCACGTCGTCAGGGTCCACGCGGACGGCTCCGTGACCGATGAGCCGGACGTCTGGGCTCCGGAGGTCACAGAGGATGGCCACATCGACGCACGCCCCGTGAACGGGCGTGAGTGGCAATTGATGTACGGATACACCGGGCAGTACGGCCAGGCTCACAGTCCGATCATGCACCCATCGGAGTACATCGGCGGGAACCTTGAGCGTGACATCCGGGCGACTCCTGGCCTGTATGTCGCGGTTGTGGTGTACGGCGACGTTGCCGCCGAGGATGGCGAGCCGGGATGCGTGACTGAAGATGTGGGCTGGGCCGTCGCGTACATCCCGGACGAAAGCTGAGAGGGAATGGCCATGGAATACCGAGTGATGACCGGCGATGAAATGCGCAGAGTCGATGCAATAATCGCCGAGGTTCCGCCCGACGACGTGCGGCACATGTCGCACACGTGGGAGCTACGGGAGTACATCGAGACCAGATATCCGGACGACCCTCCGGGGATCACCCATACCGCAGCGATGGCGGTATGGGCAGGTATTGCCGATCAGGACATCGCCCGGGAGCTGGGCGAGTACTGACCCGCTTTAGTCATTCACACCTTCGGTGCGGGTGGCTATGGCTGATCAGTGCCAACTGGAGGAGAGAAATGACATACATGGAATCACCGGATGAGAAGGTCACCATTGATGAGGACGGTTTCACTGGCGTTCTCGTATTCGCATTCAACGGTGACGGGTGGGCGCACGTGAGCACCCATCACGAGCGGCTCGCCTACCGGGGCAAGGAAAACACGGTCTCGCTTTCCCTGAACCGCACGGACGAGGGTATCGTGCTCAACCGCGAGGCGTATTACTCGATTCGTCGGGACTGGGACAAGCCGACCCCTCCCACGCACCAGGCCAAGATCCTGGAAATGATCATCCGTAAGGCCGATCTACTGTGGACCGACGCAATTGAGGGGCAGGCCACCCTTACCAAGGTGAACAACGACCTTGACAGGGCAACGGAAGCCGTCCGGGAGGCGGCTGAGAAGCTCCACCCGCTGATCGATAAGCGGGATGCCCTGGAGGACCGCTGGCTACAGCTCACGGGCTCCCTGGAGCCCAAGAGGGTCGGTCGGATCGACATCACTTACTGACCGCTTCGGTTGCACCCCTGCGGGGGTGCTTCCGTGGCTGCCAGAAAGGGGAATGACAATGTTGGAGGGTTACACGTGTGTTTTCTGCACTAAGCCCGCAACACATGGCGTAACAGTAGAGACACCGATGGGGCTCGGAGAGGCTCCGTATCGCAGCACGGAGCCGGTATGCTGGGCAGATCTTGAGCTGATCCTCGACCCGAAGGTGTTCAAGGTCCTCCGGGTGTTCGGCCCGAGGCGCTACCTTGTGCCCACCCGGCTGGAGCCGGGTGACCCGACACCGGAGGGTAAGTTCTACGATGACGACTGGTTCCGGTTCTACGGTCCCGCTCTGGGGACCACATTCGGAACCAGCCATTTCGAGGTGCACGAGCTGTGCAACTCTTACAAGTGCCGTTACCGGCCGGAACCGTGCAAGTGGCACCCGGCCGACTGCGAATGCTCGTTCGGCGGGTGCCTTACTGAAATCCGGTACCGCTGACCGCTTTCGTGCATCCCGGCTCGCCCGGGGTGTGCGATGGAGGCCAGACAGGAGAAAGAGATGATCGACGAGGATTTTAAAAATGAAGTTATGGCCCTAATGGAGCCGGACCAATTCCGCTCCATGTGCCACAATGTCATCCGTTACCGTCAGCGTCGCGGGCAGGCGTTTTTCAATGCCCTTCCCGCGGAAGATCGTGACGCTCTAGTGGGGACCTCAGTCGATCCATTCTATAAGACAACCTGGTATTCCTGTTGGGTGGCCTTGGAATACCTGACAAGTCCAGACAGGAGAGGGTGATATGAAGGCGTACGCAGTGTGCGAGATGGAGCCGTGCCTAGAGCAAGCCCTGAGCGAGATGAAAGGGATACGGGTCACCATCCGGGAGGTTGATGATCGTCGTTACACCTGCCATTGCGGTGAGTCCGCTGAGTGGTACATCTCGGAGATTGCGGAGCCCCAGCTCCCCCGAGTGGGGGCCATGATCAACGGATACACGATCACCGGTGCATATCGGCGTGAGAATGGAGTAACGACAATTCTTGCCCGCATGGGCGGAAAGTTCGTTGTCGCTACGTGGCTGAATCCGAAGGAGTGGCACCACGGGAATTACTTCGACACGGACACAGACGAGGGGACCGCCGGGGAGCGAGCCACTCGTCGATTCCTCCTGCGCTCCGAGCTGAGCGCACCCTGAGCGTCCTTGCGGGGCTGGTAACCTACCGTAGCTGCTAGGATACCAGCCCTGTTGGGTTTCTCAGGAAGGGGAATTGAATGGGTGGTAGACCGAGAGAAACGCACAGAGCGACTTTCCGCAAGGTGGGGAGGTCGCTTGACCCAGCGACGCACAGATACGTCGGGACGCTGGGTTTCACGTGCGACCACGACAGCGATCGGGCACACGAGGTGTTCATGGATGTGAGGTCGCTACGCGATCTTGCTGACATGGCGGGCCGGTACGCATTCCAGATCGACCCGTCTCGGCCGCTGATCCAGGCGGCCGGGGAGCGAGTTGTGGGCGAGGGGCTGGGCTTCGATCACCGGGCGCTCGATGGTTTCGATTCCGGAATGCGTCGCCTGCTCGCCCATCAGCTTGCCCTGATCATCGGCACCCAGACTGACATGCCCCTGCGGGAGCTGCACGCCCTGGCGGCACTCAGGGACGCCCTGATGGTGTCGTTGGGCCTCCGGAGGTCAGAGTGATCACCCCTCGGATGGTCATGGCAGCCAAGCTGCTGACCGACCTCCGCAATGCGGAGATGGCAGCGAAGGAATGCCGGAAATGGCTGCTCGCGTGGCTATTGCGGCGATGGATCCACTCACTGGAAAGGATGTGGCAATAAGACCGAGCCGTCCCAAGAGAGAGCACCATCCCGAAGGTCCGGGGATGGTGCTCTTTTTTGGGATTACCCGGAAATGTCCGAAATGAGGAAAAGGAAATGGTTGACAATCTGACAACTGCCAGCGCCGAGGGTGGTACGCTCGGTAATCTTGTTCGGCGCGGATACATCGATGCCCTCGACCTCCCTGCCGAGCGCGCCCGGTACGACGAGGACGAGTGGGGGGTGTTCTTGGCTGCCTACGAGTCCGCCCTGTCCATGCCTATTGCCGCATAGGAGAGACATGTCCGAATGGCGACTGATCGATCACATCCACCCGGGAGACCGGTTCGTCGATCTGACGCGGGTTCCTCCATTGAGGGATCCCCTCAATGAGACACAGAGAGACATCGAGAAATTCTGCGATGAGTACCGCTATCTGCCCGCATTGTGGAAGTTCGCGTGGACGGCGTACCCCGGGGCGTGCAGACGCCTCGGTTGCCGCACTACCACAGACGCCGCGTTGGTAGCGGCCCTCTACGGGTGGACGATGACGAAACTCATCGGTCCACTGAGCGCAATCCGGCAGGGGCAACCCTGCCCGGTCCAACCACCGGAGGCAAAATGCTGAGAAGGCTCTTCGATACAATCTGGGTGTACGCCAAGGACAAGGATTTTCGGCTGTTCGTGTATTCCCTGGTTCTCGGAGGATTCATCATCCTCCTGTTCTGGTCGACGAGCCAGCCGAAGTACGCGCAGACTCCCATCTACCACTGACCGTTTCGGGCGCATCCGGGCCACGAGTCCGGATGTGTCCGTGATGAGCAGAACGGGTGTTATCAAATTTTAACCGAAATCCTTTCGCGTCTGGCTTGCCCTCAGGTGTGATGTCCGGTTACGGTCCGGACATCCGACCTGATGGGAGCGGCTATGACCCAGGCTGACCCCCGCGACGGCCGAGCGCGGCGCCCCAGGCACCGGCGCCCCAGGTTGTACGAGCGGGCACTCACCAGGACTCTCGTCCTATTCCGTTTCTTACCCGTCCAGGTTACGCTAGACACCCAATCTGGACAGGGAGGGCGAAATGGAACCTGATCTACCCGTATTCGACAGCCTCTCCGATGCCGAAGCCGCAGGCTACGTCCGTCCACGGCTGCGGGATGCGAACGACCGTCGACTGCACACCCCCGTGCATGAGGATAGGCCAGTGACTCCCGACTCACCAGTACGGCAGATCATTTTCTGGCTCAATTCAAAGGGTGCGCGCACGGTCGCTGTCTCTATCCGCGACCGTGAGCTTCCTGAACAGATGTTCCCCCCCGGTCTATAACCACACCCGCAAGACAACGGAGGAATCTGAAGTGACCCAGGGGGCTAAGGACGAAGGATTTGATTCCTGGCGGAAGGGAATCAAACACGATTACCTGGAGTGCATGTCCGAGCGCTCCCATGCCTGGGAGCGCTTTGGCGCTCGGGCAATGAATCGACTGCCCGTCTCAGGCGAGAAGGGTTTCTTGATCACGCGGCGCTGTATGCGCTGCCTGCAATTCTCGACCTACGAACGGGATTCCGGTGGGGCGAGGATTCAAGGATCAGGACGAATGAAGTACGACCAGGAATACCTGGCCCCGTCGGGGTCAGGGGGACTTTCCGCTGATGAGCGCGGAGAGCTGTGGATAGAGAACATCCTCCCGATCACCCCCAAGGGGGGTGACTTGTGAGAGAGGTTGAGGTCCGGGTCTCCTGCGATCACTGCGTGGAGCGGGATCCAGAGCTGAGAATCCCGAGCGTTCGTACAGAGATCATCAGGATCGGCGGTCTCATTCGACAGCTCGACCTCTGTCAGGAAGGTATCGACGCGCTAGAACCGCTCCGGCGACTCCTAGAGCGACGTGGAGCGCCGGTCGAGCGAGAAACGTCGAAATCTTCCTTGGGGGATACGAACTGGTTCTGCATTAAATGCGGAACTGAGTTCACAACAAGTAGCGGTTTGACCTATCACTACAAAGTAGTGCATGGCGTTCGGTATTCCCAAACGCTCGGCGATACGTGTCCCCTCTGCGGCAGGAAAGGTAAGGGCCCCGGGCAGCATTGCTCGCAGGTACACGGGTTGACCATTCCCAAGGCCCTGCAGCTCGCTAGGGAGGAGGGCGACCCTTACGGGATCGTCGCTCACGTCATGGCAGCCCTGTCATGAGATATCTCTCTCGGCGCGGGAGGGTGCTAGACGTGTTCGCCTATCTCCGGCTTTTGGACATTGAGCGATACACGACCGTCTTTTTCAGCGTCTTCGACGGCGACCGTTGGGTCGCGGTTTACTGGACTGGCATTGAGGGTAGATTGTTTGAGCTGTATGTCCCCGACCACAAAGGGGCATACATGACATTCGACAACGAGGAAGGGGCAATAGGAGCAGCGAGTGCCATAGCCAATGCGATGGGGGCATTCGAGGAGATCAGTGAAGACGTTAATGGCGAAAATGCGCTCGGAGCGCACGGAACTAATGTGCGACAATCCCGAGTGTAGTAGGTACGGAATGCACCTGTGGGGCATAGCATCGTGCTCCGGGTGCGGAGGTCCCCTGAGGGCCTGGGTCGAACGAATCGCTAGGTAATGTAATACCGAGGGACTGGACACCCCTCGAAGCTCCACAACCGGCTAGGAAGACAACGACGCGGTGGCCGCGCCAAAACGCGGCCACTTGCGTCCTCATAACAACTGAATAGCCGGTGAGGTGTCCAATGGGGCGGAAGTGGGACGATGTCGAGCAGGTGTACGTCTACACCTGGCCGGATCCAGTAGCCATGGATCCGTTGATTAAGAAAGCCCTGCTCGGGCTGGAAGATGCGTGTGAGGAACTGGGCTACATTCGGCCATGTTCAGGATCCACGCAATGGGATCCCCGTAGGATGTTGGCCGATGTGGGAATCATGGACTGTGAAACGCCAGCCCAATTCAGACGCCGAGCTACCATGAGTGTCGGGATCTGTCGAGGAATCTGCAAGGTCCTACCCCAGTGTCGAGAACTTGCCGCAGCCGACAAAGACGCCATCGGCATTATCGCAGCCGAGATCCGCCCCGGACCACCGCAATGAGCAGAATCAGGATCAGGGGTCATGAGCGGGGCCACCTGGTCGAGATACTAGAACAAGACTTCCCATCGGCTGAAAAGCTGGCGGATGAAATATTTGCTGCCGTCATGGAGATGGCGATGCAGCGCGGTGGATACACGGTCGTATCCGTAGTGCCAGCATGGGGATCTACCATTCTTCACGGACCGTTTTTCAACATGGGTGATGCCCAGCGAGCGATCAAGAATGGACTCATCCCAGCGCTCGCAGATGAGGTGCACATTGCCTCTATGTTCCCGGTGGCTACTCCAGTTGTGGCCGAGCCGGTCGAGAATGCGTGGTGTGGATACTGCGCCCACCCGAAGCGGGCGCATCTGAAGGGTACCCGAGGCCGCAGGTGCCTGATCGGAGGCTGTGGATGCCGAGCGAAGAACTAGAAGAGTGGGAGCACCCCCTCAGGGGGAGGGTATTTGAGGTCGAGACTACAGACCCAGACCATGGCGCTCGTATCGGACGGCGAGTAGTTATCACCCATCACCCCTCGCGGTGCGAGGGGAGGGGGTGCGTCGTTCACCACCCATCCGATCACCCCATGACCAACTGGCCCGTGGTCTACCGGTCGGACAAGGGATTCAGCGAGCGCATCTGCTACCACGGGATCGGCCACCCCGACCCAGACGACGTCGCATATGGGAGATCAATTGGAGAAGACTGGTGGGGAGTCCACGGTTGCGACGGATGCTGCGCCCATGTGCGCGAGGGAGGGGTGCAACAAGCCCTTGACGATGATCGGCCGCGACGAGAAGTTCCACCCGCTTTGCCAGCCAGGGACGACGGATGACGTGCGGGCCCGAGCCACTCAGTGAGGCTCACTTCTGTGACACCTGCGGGAGAAGAGCTTTATTCCTCAATGTAATTTCTGGTCACGGTGAGGTACACTGGTGCGTCACCTGCGCCCGCAAAGAAGCGTGGCCATTTGACCTGATGGTCCAAATGGTTGCAGAACGCGGAAGGGAGTTGGATCTTGCAGAAAAGATCGGGATCGCCATTTCCCTGGACGCGGCAGGTCGCACACGCAGTGAGTTCGATGCTGCTGTCGCTCGTGCCATCGCAACGGCACGCGGCCGACCCTGAGGGAGAGCTGTACTTCTGTCCATCGTGTGAGATCCACACTCCGGGAATGTGGGGAATGAGTACAATCTGGTGTCCATCCTGTCATCGTCTACTGAGCTATCGATGACGGCCCTAGCGGACCGCCCCCGCCGAATCCTAGTGACCGGGAGTAGAGATTGGGAGAACGAATTGGTTATCTCCCGGGCGCTCGGTGCGGCGAATCATTACCTGCTTGGCCTCGGTCGGATTCTCGTCCACGGTGCTTGCCCCACCGGGGCTGACGAAATGGCTGCCAGACTCGTAACTGAGTTCTGGCATTGGCCCATCGAGCCTCATCCGGCCGACTGGGATCGTCTCGGCCCTAGCGCCGGGCCGATCCGCAATCAGGAGATGGTTAGTGCTGGGGCCGATTTATGTCTAGCGTTTTGGCGCAGGAGATCTGTCGGGACTAGGATCACCATCCGGTTAGCCGGGCAGGCGTCGATCCCAATATGGATATGGCGAGCTTGAGGAGGCGCCCGTGAGGAATCAAATTGTCGCCATTGCCCCCAGGGCTATTGCCCTGCTGGCTATCTGTCTGGTGGTCACGTCACCAGTGATCAACTCGGACACCGCCAAACCACCGTCACGGGAGGCTGCCCAGTCCCCCGGGGATCGATATACGATCCAAGCCTGCCGGACGTTCTCATCGGTCCAGCCTCGGACTCAGCTCGGGGAGCCGCACATCCAGGCAGCCATGGAAGCTCGCGCCATGCTCGGCAGTGATCCGGCCGTCACTCAGGCGATCGGAGCACTCCGTCGTACCGATCCAGAATCTCCAGACTGGGACGACGCAGTCTGGAGGGCGGGCTACGCCTGCATGGTGTGGGGTAGCATGTAACAATGATCAGTAACGAACTGGACCCTGCCCGCGTCCGAGATATTTCCCCGTATGTCCTCGACAGTGCGGGCAGGGTCCGCGTGTTGCCGTCCGAATTCTGGGCGAGCACGACAATCGAGGAGCGGGCGCTGTTTGGCCATCGTTATGGGATCTACAATTTCCCGACAGTTGAGCTGGTCGATTTTTTGCGCGATTATATTGGTGACCGTCGCGCAATCGAAATAGGCGCTGGGCATGGCGTCCTAGCTCAGGCGCTCGATATCCGAGCGACGGATAACTGCATGCAGAGAAAAGCTAAATATCGTCGCATATACCGGGCAACTGGACAGCCCACCGTTCCATACGGCCGCAATGTGATTGAAATTGACGCCCATGATGCAGTTCGACGCTACGATCCCGATGTTGTAATTGGTTGCTGGATAACCCACAGGTATGACCCGGGGCGTCACTATGCGGGCGGGAATGAGATCGGTGTTGATGAAGCCGATGTTATCAGACATTGTTTACAGTATATTATGATTGGAAATACTGCAGTACATGCACTAAAACCAATTTGGGAATTACCCCATATTATTAGTTATCCCTCATTTGTCTTCTCACGATCAGCGAATGGTAGCCCAGATTTCCTAGCTGTCTGGGGGCGTGGTAATCTTTAACGTATGGGACTGATATTCATACTCATCGTCGCCCTGCTTGTCGGGCTCATGGGGTGCTACAAGTCCTGGACGGGCTGACGGCCTGATACACTGCTCAGGTCGTCAGGGCAAGGCGACGTGATTTCTCCTCCAGGGGACCCCCCGGCGGTCACCGGGGGGTCTCTGTCTTTTGGCACCAGCTCACCGCCGCGCCTGCTAGGCTCGCCAGATCAGTGCCAATGAGGGGCTGAACGTGAGCCCCTGGCAACCGACTCTGGAAGGACGCACGTGCGCAGGATCCTCACCGCACTCGCGGTGGTCGCACTCGGTGTGATCGGCCTGATGGCCGCACCCACCGGCGCAGCCGCCAAGGCAGAGCAGCAGTGCACTCCGTATACCATCTCCACGGACGGGATGCAGTACTGCACCGCAGGTGGCGAGTGGGCCACGCCGTCGACAGGCCAGCTCTGCTCGTCGAAGCTCCCGGCACCACGGATCGTCGGAGCGCAGCAGTGTCTCATTACGGATGAGACCAACCCCCGCACGGGGAAGCCGCTGTGGAGGTGGGCGGACTACATCGCACCCACAACCACCACAACCACCACGGCCGTGACGACCACCACGACGGCAACCACGACGCAGCCGACCACCACCACGGTGGAGCCGACCGGGACGACGACCGAGACAACGACCAGTGAGCCCACGGAATCGATCGACGAACCGGTGACAGATACACCGACCTTCACTGGCTGACCGACTGCCCCGGAACCCCCGCCGACTCGTGACGGCGGGGGTTCCGGTTTTTCTGGACAAGGTCGCGGATCTCGCTAGGGTGGTCTTATGAGCCAATCACTCCTGTGCCAAGTGCTGGCGGCCGAGCCCGCCGTTGCCAGGCGGGCTGAGGAGGCCCGGCAGGCGGCTATTTCTACCCTCTCCAAGACATCCCTCTTTGGGGGCTTGGAGCGCACCTACGAGGTTGCCCGCGAGGGCGGAGCCGCTCTCCCGCGAGAGAGCAAGCGAGTCCAGGAGCGGGCGCCACAGGTGCTCAATACCGTAGCCGTCGAGATGACCGAGCGGGCAGGTATCGCGCTCACCCGCGAGGCTGCCAATCAGATCGCCAAGGCGGATATCCTCATCCATGGCCAGGCACTCATGAGCGGCGTCCCTGTCGGGGCACTCCTAGCATTCGAGCGCCTGGTGCAGAACTGGCTCACGGTCGTCGAGCAGGCCCCTGTGCTTGACCCAGCGCTCGAATGGGCAGACACCGACAGTGCAGCTCTCTATCAGGCTGCTTCGGTCAAGACGGCCCGGGTGGTGGACTTCAAGAGGCCAGTCGTGGTCGTCCCCCCCACGGACAAACACCCCGCCCAGACCGCCATGATGGAAGATCGGCAACTGGAGGGGTACTGGACGTCCATCCAGTTCTCTGGCGCCCTCCCCCAGGGCGTCAAGGATGACCTTCTCCTCCGCGGTCATATCCTGCTCATCGCAATCCGAGAAGCCCGAGAGCGAGCCAACACGACCCCAGCTCCCTCGCTGCGAGCCGGTGCTCTGTTCTCCTACCTCCTGCCGTCTCTCTCCTCCCAATAGCTCCCCAGTATGGGCACTGCCAGTATGGGCACTGGGGTGATGTCATCCTCATCCTCATCCTGCTCTTCCTGCCCCTCCTCTCGCCCACAGCATATGTGACTACACCACCGAGCGGAGATCGCCTATTGGATTGATAGGGGTCAAGCTGACGCCTAAGTTTGTCGCAGTCACGGGTTCGAATCCCGTTGGGGTCTCCAATCATGGCCCCATAACTCAGTGGCCAGAGTGGCGGCATCTCATGAAACGGCGCAGCTAACCGCCGAGATGGTAGTCTTTGTCAAGGACGAGACTTCTAATCTCCCATCCAGACATCAGGCCCCCGGGGACAGGGTAGCTCCCCGGGGGCCGCTGGCTGACTAGGTGAAGTATGGAAATTAGTGTAAAGATCTTTTGGACACAATGGATGCTCGGGATTTGGTGGTGGCCAATCAGGAAAGATCTAGCCTTTGGTTTTCGCCTAGGGCCGCTTGATGTGATGTGGCGTCGCAAGTAGCCAATACGACGGGGTTAAGTCGGAAGCAGATGAAGATACAGAATCCCTACTGGGATATAGTTAAGGACATTCCTGGTGACAAGATCACGCAGCAGTTTTACGGGAGATGGGAACCCATAGGCCATCCGATTCTAGCCTTGATGGACTTTCCTCCGGAGGAGGTCAAGGCTAAGAAAGACCATCTTGACGAAATGCCCTCTAGGGATAGGCTAGCTGTTCAGTATTCCTGGGCTATCCCGCACCCCAAGGCCATTCAATGGATGGTGAAGCAAATAGCAGACCGATGCGTGGTTGAAATCGGTGCGGGGACCGGCTACTGGGCATGGCTACTGAGCCAGTGCGGGGTTGATGTCGTTGCTTATGATCTGAATCCACCCAGCAAGGGGGGAAATAAATACCACTGCCCGCCAGCGGATACGGGATGGACTGGACATTGCGAATATCACCCAATCCACCAGGGGGATGCGATGGTATCTGCGTTGCATCCCGACCGGGCGTTGTTTCTATGTTGGCCCCCCCACAGTCGTGACATGGCAATGGTCGCACTGGCTGCCTACAACGGAGACACCCTGTTCTACTGCGGCGAAGGGCTGGGCGGGTGCAACGCCAATGACCCGTTCTTTGCGGGGTTGGAGAGCGACTGGGAGTTGGTTGCCGACTGTGAGCACCACGTCAGTTGGTCTCACATCCACGACGAACTCAGCGTATACCGGCGCAAATAAACGAGAGGGCCACCGCTCGCAACGGTGACCCTCTCCTTGCCATGCCCTAGCAAGTAATATAAGCATACCATAAGGCGAGGGGCTCGGCGCCTCAGCCGCACCGAGCCCCTCTTTCCTGACCACCCTCACACAGGAGGACGCGGGGGGGATGTGCGGTCCCCGCCCCCGAACCCCGCACGCTCATTGTATCACGGCCCTGACCATACTTCTCCCAGGGCGGGGTTCCTCCTCCGCGAAGGGGTGTCGATGACGACACTGGCGTGGATCAGCCGCAAGATCTCTTCCCTTGTCTCCTCGTCCATGACTTCCATGACGCGTACTCGTGAAACCATCGCCGCTATTTCTGACACTGTAAATTGTATCAACCCCGCCTGTCTTAATGGTTCACCCGTGAGAGTGTCGTACAATTCCGTTATGTTACTAATAATGGTCTCTTCAGCTTTGTCCTGGAATCTTTTGAGTTCCTCTCCTAATTGACATATATCATTTCGTGCCGTCTCTTGTACATAAGATTTTATATCATATTTCTCCGCACGGATAAGGTCCGTAAGCACTTTCGTAGTCTGGTCTTGAAATTTGACCAACTCGGCAGACTTGGCCTCGATCTCCCTCATTGCGACTCTGAGATCTCTCAGGGCTTCATGAGCCTCGCGCGTGACCGCGCGTAGTTCGTCCACCGTGCCCGGCGTAGCAGCCGAGGCGCTTGCGCGTCGTTTAGCAGCCATGGACCAAAGATACAGCAGAGCGCCCCTCCGGATGAGGGTCCGGAGGGGCGCCTGTCGCCATCCCGCCCCGAGCAGAGGAGGGGGGCGGGATGGCGTGCGGTGGTAGAGCCGCCCCCTAGGAAGGGGCAACCCCAGTGTACAGCAAGAGGCCCCCAGCTTCGGCGCAACCTGGGGGCCTCTCAGTGTCGCCTCTCGCTTGGGGGTCGATGACGACAGGTTCACCCTAGCATCTGATTGGCTCCGCTGTCATTCGTGTGGAGCTTCGGTCTGCGCCTGAGCCTTCCCTCGTGGCACTCGCAGTCGTAAGGACACCCCCGCGGACGGGGGCCCCCCAGGAAATCGACCATCTTATCCAGGGCTGCGGCTTTCCAGCGCCTAATGGTGGATTCGTCCACATTGAACAGTTCTGCAACATGTGTCATCGGCAGCTCATAGCAGACGTTATAGATCAGCACCGCCTGCTCCCTGCCCGTCAGGTGAGAGCCCTCCCATGCCCCTTTGACGTCCTGGACTCGGGCTGCCCAGGTGTTCCCCTCGGCGGGGTCGCTCTTACCCGCCACGGGGCCAGTGAAGGCCGTGGGGGGGGAGATCTCCCCGAACCAGACCGCTGGCAGAATCAGCTCGATGGAAGCATGCCCATAGAACTGCTCATCTGACGGGTCATAGCCAATCCAATGAGCCTTCGCCTTCCTGGCCTCCAGCTCCATGGCCCTGCGGAGGTCTCGACGAAGAGACCACCTAGCAGCTTGAGGAGTGATGATCTCTTCGGCCAGGGCCGCCTCTAGGTCTTCCATCCGTTTCTTATGCTCATAACGCCAGACCTGGCCAATCTGAGCCAAATCAGCCAACGTGATGTATGAGCGGTAACCCCGGTGGACCTGGCGGGCGACACCATAGATTTCCGCATCGACATCAAACATTCTCCCCCAGCAACCTCTCCCCAAGGTGGCTCAGGGCCAGGCCGAGCTTCTCTCTCTTCTTTGCCTCGTGGTCAGCGTCCTCCCAGGACTTGACAGATTCGGGAGAACGGTAAGCGAAGGACATGAGGAGGACGAACGGATGAACCTCGCTACCCCACTCCTCGCACTCTTCCCAGAGTGACTTTACTGCCTGCTCAAATGTGATCTTCTTACTACCCATTGCCAACCCCTCTTCCTAACTCCAATAGGCTCCACTGAAACCGCTGGCCACTCTTCGGCTTCCACGCCTCGGTGGCTAGCCACTTGGCCCCACAGTCCTCACAGATCCAGTCCTCTCCCCACTCAAACGGGAGCGGCGGAAGTGGACAATTGTGAATGGTTTCAGACTTGCGGTAGAAGTTCACCCAACAAGCTCCCAGTCAATGGCCAGGAGGTCCGACTGGCTTGCCACCCAGGGGACTCGATCGCCGGTCACGGTGATCACGTAGAGGTAGGGCAGGGTATTCGCGGATCCCTCGTCCGGCTCCTGGAGGGCCACATACATTCCCTTGCCATTCCAGCCCCTACGGGCGAGAAGTCGCCCAAGCTTAAGCTGCTCCAGCGCCCAGCCAAAGTGAGTAGGATGCACTTCCATCTCCAATTCCCAGCCGTATATGAAACTCTCGATAGCATTGAAAGGGGGATCCGCCTTAATCACCCAACCCAGGTAGCTGGCATCACGGATAATCTCTCCAGTGAGGCCCCTTGGGGGATTTCCCCCGATGACCCGTACTCGGTCTCCTGGCTTGAAGCCATACCCACCCATTACCGGTGCAACGTCTTTACGTAAGGCAATACATGCGGGTACAACTCCCGCAGCACCAGCACATCCTGTTCGCAGTGCCGTACCACCTCATCCATGGCAGCCCGGTCTCCCATACCGGCCCTCTGCCAGGTCTCCCATGAGATCGGAGTCTTCGACTCCGTGAGACCGAAAAACTTTTGGGCATTCTCCAGCTTCGCTGATCCGATCCTCATCGATGAGGAATTGAGGTACCAGCGAGGATCCATCACAAAGTGAGGGTTGAGCGGACGCTCCCCCACCTTCGCCAATCTGGCATTCAACATGGGAATATCGAACAGCCGTCCATTGTGGGCAACAATCAGGTCGAAGTCTTCTAGGGTGTCCCGGATGGTGACACAAAGTGCGCCATCATCAATCAGGTCGGCTCTGCGGTAGGGGTCATCATCACCCCTGTATGTCCAGATGTCACCTTCAAGCGTAACAAATGAGCAACAAATGATGCGCCCCATAAGAGCTTTGAGATCTGTGGTCTCCAAATCCCAAAAGATAACCTTCACTCGTCACCCCAATCCTCGTCGTCCTCATCTGGATCCCGGAGGCAGACAATTACTCCGGGCATGATCTGAATACAGGGCATTAGCTACACCCGCCAGCCATCACCACAGACGGTGGGTCCAGCTCGTCAACGACAGACAGGAGGACTCCCCTCGCATCCCAAGGGGCCATGCTCTCCGAGGTGCACCATTGAAGTCGCCGCCTGCCATCGACGTCACAGACCTCGACAATGGCAATCCACTTAGTTACGATATTTCCCGGAGAGGGATTGGTGGTCTCGTCCCAGTCGCTGAATTCCCGGCTGAATACTTCGTCCAGCTTCCTCTCATCGGGGCAGGTGTTACCCTCGCAGTGCGGAGACATTCTCAACCTCCCTGGCGATAGCTGCGTTAACCCACATGACAACCTCAGACAGCTTTTCCATTGCGACAGATGTCTCATAACACAATGGAGCTTCATTCTTGATCTCGTAGGCAAGATCTTTAGCCGCATTCCGGAAGGTTTCCATCCGGGCAACCTGGTCATCATTGGGCTTATGGTAAGTAAAGTTCCGCTCGATTATTGGATCACGCATGGATTAACTCCCTTATTCCGTCCTCGCCTTTGGCGAGATAGTAATCGTTGACATCCATTCCTTGAGGTAACTGGACATTGACTGCGTTAGAGAGGGAAGCGACAACCCTTTTGGCAAAACCAGCTCCAGCCTTGTCACCATCCCCCAAGACAAAGACTCTCTCGAACCCAGTGAGCATTCGAGGGTGGTGCTTCTTCCAGTTGTCTGAGCCAGGAACTCCAACTGCGTAGAACCCACATTGGCTGAGAACAACACAATCCAATTCTCCCTCGGTTACGCAGATCTCATCCACGGCATCGTGGATATCCTGGATATTGAACAGGCGAGTCTGGGCATCTCCGAATCCGAGATACTTGGGGCAATTTCTCTCTTTGCAGTCGTGCTCCTCGATACAGCGGAAGCGAAGGCTGTACACACCCCGGGGACCTATAGAGGGAATGCTCAACCTCCCAGCGAACTGCTCATGTCCCATAAGCGGGTCGGACACGACGCCTAGCCGGAATCGTTCGGCGGTATCGGGGTTGATACCCCTCGCTCTCAGGTACAGGAGCGCTAACTCTCGACTTATCTCGTATCTCGCCGTCGCCCGTTCCAGCGATTTCCTTTGCGAGCTGGAGAGCGGTCGCAAAATCAACCCCCTCCTTCAGCATGACAAGATCTAAAACAGAACCATTTGCTCCGCAGGCGTGGCAGCAGAAGAGCTGCTTATCGAGGTTGAGACTGGCCGACGGGCGAGAGTCGTCATGCACTGGACATTTGATCGACTGGTCTGAACTACACCCAAGGCTGTACGTGACGCCGTAGTAGTCCAGGACGGATCCGATGTCAGGTCTGCTATCTGTGTATCCGCTATGCATTCCCCACTAAATTCCGATCCTTTTTGTGCTTCAATGATTGCTTCAACAAGATCCCGGAAATCAGATAGGGTCATGATTACCCCAAATGATCCCACCTGGGCTTCGCCCATCCCGTTAGGGCGGAAAATAACAACCGAGAATTCATGTTCACAGCTATTCTTTTTTGCCTGTTTAAGCCAGGCGAGGGGGTTGAAACCAGCCCTTGCCTTTACCTCGATCGAAAAACCCGTCGTATTTAGGATATCCCTTCCAGGGCTTGAGCCACCCTTTGTTGACGCAAAAGGGAATATCTTCTTGAGGTAAGCGCAAACCCAACGTTCGGTCTCCGGACCCCTCCGACGGCGAGTGGCACTAGATCCGCTCGTCATCCAGCCCATCCTCATATCCGAGAAGATACCCGTCAATGAATGCTTCAGCTTCCATTCGATACGGGAAACTAAACCGCCAGCGATCCTCGACGCCGCTTTCCCAGATCTCGTAAAAACCATCCTCAGCTTCAACAATATATAAATTACTATCGCCCATTAAACCCGTTCCTCCTCCGGGCGTAAACAATTCCCCAGGGTTTTTCCTTCCCAGCAAGTCCACAGAACATAGGGTCCAGGCATCCGGTTTTGGAACCGGTGCCGTCATACCTTTGATGCCTATCAAAAGCCTCACCCACGAACGTCCGGTGACACCGGACGCAGTGCCCTAGGTTGTGACCCACCCACTCAGCTCCGCACTTGCAGGAGCCGTAGCCATCTCGCCACTGTCCCTGGCTGTTCTGCCAGAGGGGCTGAGCCTCAGAACCCCCCTGGATCTCTGGGCGGGGGGCTATGATTAGCTCCTCAGGGGTGGGGGTAGGTACTGTGGTACCAGGGCTGGATTCCATCGCCTAATCTCCGCCTTTATGCAGCGTCCAGCCGTCGCTGTTGAGACAGCGACTTGGGTAGGTCGTCACCCTCAAGGGTGACCTTGTATAGATGGTTGCCAGCAGTGTGGTAGATCACGATGCCCTCCGGGCGCATGAAGCCCGGAGCTGCGATAGAGCCATGTGCTCTAAGGTGATCTAGCTCCTCTTCAATCATGCTTTCCAGATAAGCTGCGCTCCCATTTCTGAGAATGGGAACAGCGGTTAGATTAGGGACATCAATATCCCCGAGGGTCTCGCCATTCCAGCGGGAAACATTGAACAATGAAAAGAAGTGTTCATTACGAGTGAACCCGTAGCCTCGATTAATCCCAGAACCCCACCATTCACCATAATGGAGACCGGGCCCCAATTTCACCAATTCATCAGCATTGTCGAAAACCCATTTAGCAAAACCATGATTATCCATTGCTGGATAAATCCACCGACGGTGACTCCCTGCCGCAATTTGGAATCCATCAGATTCGATCACCACTGGCGGATTACTGAGTAGGGTATTCCCACCATACGGGTCGGAAATATAGATCAGGCCATTTGTCCCGTCTATCTTCTCAGTGATAACAACCTCCCGGTTAAACCGGGGGATCTTCGGAAACTTTGGGAATGTCATCCATACCATCCAATTTCAGTGCGCACGAAACTGATGGGAACGCCATTGACGTAGGTGACCTCATATCCCCAATGGCGATCAGAAATTACCTTAACATCAAGCATTATTTACCTATTCCTACATCGGCGCTCTAAATAGAGCCCTTTCGGGAATCGCCTGTAACCTGAATCGGATATGACCTGTAGGGTCATCCTTGCCGTTTCTATTCTTTACTGGGGCAATCCAGAAGTTTCCGGTGTACTCGTCATACGCGACAGTAAGGACGATCTCCGGGAGTTGGGTGACCTTATGCTGGACATCTCGCGAAGGCTGCGGCTCAGAGGGGTCTGTCGAGGTAGACTCCGTGGTGTGGTGCAGGACCCATACGGCCGCACCTGTGACCCGTGCCATCCTGTGGCACTCATCCATCACTGCGAGTAAGCCACTATGCCCTTCCAGCCCATGATCCACGTTGAGCGCGTTATCCACGACGATCAGCTCGGGGAACGCATCCCAGGTTTCTACGTACGCGTTGATCTCGGTGCCTATGTCATCGAAGGTCGGGCTGCTGTCGAAACACAGGGAGATCTTTGTCTGCCCGAGGACATCTTCATAGTAATGCTGGCGGGCTCCAGCCAGCGTCGCGCTGACTTCGATGACCTTATCGCCGCTGATACAGGCAGCAAGCCGCGTCGACGCCGTATGGGGCGCCATGTCCGCGCTAAAGTACAGCGTGGGGATATTGAGTTGGGCTGCCCACCACATGGCGAGTGTGGATTTCATGGCTCCGGGACGACCAGCGATCATCATGAGCTGCCCCCTCCGGGGCCGGACCCCGTGCCTATGTAGGGCAGCGAGGTCCGGCACATCCGGTAGGGGATTCGCCGCGATGGCCAGCCTCAGCGCACGCGACGGAGACAGCACTAGACGGAGATTCCCGAGAGAACGCCGAGGTAATCTTCGCCCCGCGCCGTAGGCGGAAGCAGGTGGAACATGATCGGCATACTCTCGTCGAGCTTCTCCCTGATGGTCTGCGCGGCATCCATCAGGATCTTCACCGGGTCGGGATCCTCGACCGAGAAACCGATACCATCGTAGCCGCTCGCCGAGAGGGAAATCTTCTGCTCCATATTCAGTTACCCTTCTTAAGATCGATCCATTCCGGCTGGCAACGACTGGGGTCATTCTGGCCCGCAGCGCACATCCACGCTGCCCACCTTCCCTTTTTCCCTACGCCTTCCTTGTAAATCCTCTGCCCGTGGGGGCAACTGGGAGCTGGAGTTCCAGCGGGCTGAGCCGCTGGGCTCGCAGCCCGAGGGGCCTGGGTTGGAGTCATGTCAGCCGGGAGAACAATGTTCTCCGTGGCCTTGATGTGCATGTCAGCCCGGACCATGAACTCAATGGGGTCGACTGCCTCGACCCCAGGAAAGAATCGCTGCATCTCTCCCATCAGGGTCTCTGCATCCTCAGCCTTCACGCTGAGGAGTAGGCTGCTCCTGACCCCCCTGAGGTTGGCAGAATGGCATTCAGTCACTCGCTACCTCCCCGATCTCCCCAGGGGAGTACCAACCCCTGGCGCCGTCGTCCCAGGCAACGTAGTACCAAAGATCCTGATCGGCGTCGGTCTCCTCTCGGAGGATCTCCCCCTGGTCAGAAACATCATTCGCGTAATGTACCCTCATACCTGTCTTCATATTCCCTACCAAGGTTTGTACTCTTCGGACTCAATACCCTGAACCTGATAACAGAAACGTCGGACGTCACAGCTAGAACAGAGTCGGGAGGGACTGGGAATGTAGATCTCAGCTTTGATCTGATCCCACCCACGCTTGAACTTGTAATGGTGCCTTCCGTCGTAATGTGACTCCATGGGAGCTGCGGGATTGATCCATGGCTTACGTGTCCTGAAGTAAGCTCCCCATGTAGGGGAGATCCCCCAGGTGTCCTCGATAGCGAGGGCGTATAGCCCTAGCTGGTCATCTGACGCTGGATCACTTGCCCCAGATTTCAGGTCAACAGGACCGATTCCAGCACCAGGAGATTCCATAATTCGGTCGATGTAGCCAACCGTAGGACCGTAAAGGTCCACGGTGAATGCAATCTCGATAGCAGGAACACCCTCAGGGGTAATCCAAATGTAGTAGTTAGATCTCTTGAGAAAAGAGCGCCAATTGTTGACCTGAGACTGCCCATTAGCCAGCCACCACTTCTCGTTCTCAGCCTCGGGCCAATCCTTGGAGGCGCGTCCGGCCGCGCGCCACCCCTCTTTAGGAATTCCCGAGTCCTCTTCCCGTCGCTGGATCTCCTGCTCGAAAGCCTCTACAAAGGTCTTCGGCTGCCCGGTTTCGAGGCCAAAGTCAGCCTTATCTAATGCCTCTGTGGCTAGGTGTACAGCAGATCCACCAACCATTGCCCATGAGGGCGTTGATGGGAGATGAAGGATTCTCTTGAGGCGGTACTTCTCACCGCACTGGGTGAGATCGCCTAATGCTGAATAAGAGAGATGGTCCGGCAGATTGCCGGTCAGTTCGTCACCAGTTCACGGGGGTCGCCTGGCTCAAGTGACCCCAGCGGGGCCAGGCAAGTTTCATAATTGTAGATCTCGGCTACGACGTAGCCGCCTGACTCCAGGCGATCGATGATCACGCCGAATCTTCCCGGCCGCTTGCCATCGACATTTTTGACGAAATCCCCGGCGTAGAGAGCCGGTTCGTCACCGTATTCAGTTGTCATTGTCATCCTCTAGTGAATCGGTTCCAGGAGGTAGACGTTATAAAATTTCCCCATATAGGTGGGATCATCATCAACAAGTGTGTAACCGCAGTTCCATGCTGACGTTACGGCAGCATCCCAATCTTTCTCAAGACGGGAGCCCTTTTCGTATGAAAGGGTGGCTATCCCCTCGCTACACACAAATTCAACATTACCAAATTTGCGGGTTTCACACCTGGTCCGGGAGGTGGCCGATTCGCGGACCATGTGCTGCTCCCTCGTTCGTTGTTGCTAGTTCAATCCTATCGGGATTCGAGATCTCGTCAAGAAAATCTTGACTTTGAGGTAGTTGGTGCGGTATGGGCAAGTTGGTGAGGTGCCCAGCCGCCCGGCGGCCCGGCTAGGACCTCCGCCGGTGGACCCGACCGGGCACCTCAACAGCAGGTTAGGTCCCCCTGCCTCCGTAAGAGGCAGCGGGAGGTTACAAAGCTGTAACTAGCTAGCTAGTAAGTAACTACTACTAGCTCACACCCAAGAGGTGTACCTCTTGGGTGTCTTTGTCTGGACTGAGTCAACTGTCTCCAAACAGACAGAGGGCCCGGGTTGCCAACCCGAGCCCTCCGCTCCCCGCACAGTGCTCCCAACCGTGCGGGGAGAGTATATCAACCCTTGGGGATGTCCCGATCGTGCGAGCAAGCATCGATGTTGCACCCGCAGCTCAATCGTGTCCGGTCGCGATACATCCCCACGTCAACCGGTTCACCAGACGCCATGTAACGGCGTCTGGCATAGATGAATGGGGGTGTCCGATCGGGAACGTAATCCAGCACAACGTCGTCACTGTCGAGGCGATTGAGCCATCTGGTCAGCTCGGCGAGCTGTTCTGGACTCAAGGGCTTCCCCTCCCCATCACGCCGACGGAGGAAGCGAAGCATGGTCAAGGGGTAGAGGTACTGGTGCCGGGCCTCCACAGTCCAGGGCCACGGCACCGGCGACCGACGGCGGATGCCCGCCCGGTGCATGATCGACTGCACGGTCCTCAGTGGCACAGCGAGTCCCCTCGTGCGGAGATCATCTTGGATCTCCTTGGGCGTCTCGCCGTCAGCGAGACGCTCACGGATCTCCCTCAGCGGGAGCACGGTTGCAGGCACGGCAACCTCCTAAGCCTACCTTGCAGCATCTTAGAGGATGGTCAATCCTCCCGTCAAGATCTCGCAAGTGCAGTATTTTGATCATGCAAAACCGCAGGTCAGAGGCCATAGATAAGATCCCATTGTACATGTCGTCATCCTTGCCTCCAAGTTCCTGCATGACACCTGACCTGTCGCCTTCCGTTATATCAGCGCTTTCGCTAGACTTGGTGGCATGACAGCTCCCAATACCTGCACGGCGGGTCGACTGGTCGCGCGCTGCGCGCTCGGGCTCGGCCTCGCTGCCTCCCTAGCAGCCAACGTGCTGCACGCTTCCTTGATCGAGTCGCCCAATCGGTTGATCTCTCAGGGCATCGCGGCATGGCCAGCGGCAGCGCTGGCCCTCGGCTCTCTCGTGATCGAGCGCATCCCCTCGGAGCGCTCATGGCGCTCCGGTGTCCGGCTGGTCGCCGCAGCCGTCGTCGCTGGAGTTGCAGCAGTGGTCAGCTACCAGCATATGCTGGCGGTCTGCTTGCATTTCGGAGAATCGACGTCCTCTAGTCACATCATGCCATTGTGTGTCGATGGCCTAGTGGTCATCGCCAGCATTTCCCTGTCCGAATTGGACCGGACAGAGAAGACATTCCAGGTGGACATGACAAAAGAAAAGGTGTCCACTCCGAGGCGGACACGGAAAGCCGCTCAGGTAGACACCGAGAATGCCACCCCTGTCCAGTCAAGTAGGACAGGGAATGGGGTGGACACGTCCACAGTGATACGGACACTGAAATCGCGCAATCCCTCGTGGACACATGGACGCCTAGCCCTTGAGGTTGGATGCTCCCAGAAAACCGTCTCTCGCGCCCTCGCGGGGATGATCGCATGAAGATCTCCGAAGCCAGGGACAAGTACATCGCCAGCTTGAACCGGCGCAAGAGCGCCAGTACGCTGCGGCGATACGCCAGCACGATTAGTCAACTCATGACCGTCACGGGAGATATTGAGATTTCTCGGGTTACCCATGAGCACATGGATCGGTTCTTTGAAGACCGCAGTGAAACTCACGGGGCGAACACGCTCAATGCGTACGTGTCCGGTCTCCGGATGTTCTTCAGGTGGACGCATGCCCGTGGGTACACCCGCAAGAACCCCACTAGTGACCTGGCCATGTACAAGGTCGATCCAGTCGACCTATTCCGCCTCGCCCCCGATCAGTTCGGCCATCTACTCGACGGAGCAACGGGCGAGCGGGACCGGATGATTGTCCTGCTCGGCCTGACCCTATTCCTCAGGGCATCCGAAATGGCCACCATTACCTTGGGGGACATCAGTTGGGAGGGCTCAGATCCCGACCGGCCGGGTCCGCATATCCGTGTCCACGTGTGGAAATCCAACTTGCTGGACTGGATGCCGGTCAGCGCCACATTGGAGCGTGGGCTTGTCTCCTATCTCGATTGGTATGCGTCAGAGATGGGATACAACTCGGTCCGTCAGATGATGATCGAGCATCCGGAATGGCATCTCGTTCCCGCTCGTCAACACGGGCGGGACCGATTGAATCCATCAAGACCAGTACAGAAAGTGCATGAGATCATCCAACGTGCGCTTTCCAATACCACCATCACAACCGATCTCAAGGGTCTTGGTGAACACTTGCTGCGCCGATCCGGCGCGCTAGCATATAGGAACACCCTGATCAAGAACGACCTTGACCCATATATCGCCGATAAGGTGATAATGAAGTGGCTTCACCACAAGAATATTGAAGAGACCTGGCACTACCTCGGATTCGATCGTGAAGAGGCTGACCGCGAGAGCGTCATCGGCCAGGAGATGTGGACGACCGAGCAGCCCACGGTCGTCAGATTGGCGGCAGTGAGATGAACTGTGACAAATGCGCCCGAAGGAAGGCAATCTGCAAATTCCGCATAGAAGCTCCCGGGCAGTCCAGGACGGTACACCTGTGCCACACTTGTGCTCGGTGGATCGAGTCACTCCTGGTTGTTGCCGAGGAGCGACGTCCGGTCAGTTCCTATCGGCCACGAGAGCTAGGAGATGACGAGTGAGGCGCTGGACCGACGCGACCCCGAATACGGTCCTTACCTACACGGTCGACAGCGGCGGATTCCCCCGCTACGAGACCAACATGGAGCCGGACCGGATCGCCTACAACCTGCTATGGGGGGCGTACGACATGGCCGTCCGGAACGGGATCTCCTGGGGAGATCTGATGGTCAGAATGCTCGGTAACTACCGAGCTGCAATCGAGGCGGGGATCCCGTTACAGGGGGGTGGGAATCATGAGAACGAGTAACGACGCCTTCCTCGTGCATGTCGGAATGCTCATACGACGCCACAGGAGACGGAAACGTCTCGCGCAGGCCGCGCTGGCGCGGAAGATAGGGAGCGCGCCGAACACCATTTCCCAGTGGGAGAATGGACACAGGGACATGACCTTCCGAGGGATCGTGGGGATCGCCAGGGCGCTCGGAGTGCCCGTGTGCTCCCTGGTGCCTCCTGTCGAGGGTATGGTACGATGCAATTGTCACTGTTCGGGGGTGATCAACACTGACGGGGGTTGATGGATTGTCCACTCCCCCGAACGGCCGAAGGACCCCCGGTGCTCAAGGCACCGGGGGTCCTTCGTTTTGTTTATAGATTCTCTTCAATGGGTGGATCTTCATACAGCGCTGCGATCGTCTTGTCGTCCTCCACGCGCTGTACGACCTGCCCGCTCCAGAGAGCCACAGTGGCCGCTACGACGGCCAGCACAAGGCCGACGGGGGTGGAGGGCAGGAAGTAAGCCACGAGGGCCACAACAGCCGCAGAGAGGCCATAGATGCGGGCTGGGTTCGCCCGCAGGACATCGATCACTAGAGATCCCCTAGCATCTTCGCGATCTCCTCGTGACACATGCCTGTCACGGGGAGGTTGTTACTAGATTGATATCGCCGGATGGCAGCTTCGGTGTCAGGGGTAAACCGGTCCGTCGGCGGAAGGTTCAGGGCAGCATTGAGTGCCTTACAGTCATCCCCAGTGTCCCAGAGCTGGAGTGGCCTCCGCCACCACTCGGGTGTCAGACCCCTTGTGGCCCGATCCCCCAGGGATGCGGCAGTCGGCACGTTAACGGTGCCAGTTTTCTTTAGCTTCCTCGCCATTTGAAATCCCCTCACAACGGCAGCCGTGGTCTGGTCATAGATGCCAGTAATAGGTATGCCGAGTTTTCTTTGCACAACGGCGACAGACCTATGTCTATCGCCGACCTCAAGTTCATGATCGTACCAATCAGGAGCAGATTTCACAGTTGCACCACCGTTAGATTGATCAGGCCACCGAAGTTTTTTCTATTACCTTCGGGGGGCTTTATCCTAGTGAATGCCACTCGGGTGATCTGCCCACTGAACGACTCTCCGGTTGTGGTATCCACGATGTTCACCGTGGCATTGTCGGACTCCGCTTGCTCCAGAGCGGCGAGCCTGGACCAGGCTCCATTCCTGACGCCGACCTTCGTCCCCTTCCGATCCGTCTCAACATCAAAGCACATCAGTGGAATTTGTAGCTCCCTCACTGCGTCAGTGAGGGGAAGTGCCTTTAGGGTCATCGAGTCAACAATGGGAGTATCTCCAAGGTCGGTCGACGCATTAAGCGTCAACTGGATACTCAGATATTGATACCCGGTATTGGCAATGGATAGTGAGATATCTTGATTGTCATCGAAAGTGTTACTCAATGAGAATACAAATACCGGACTGCCCTCGGGGACAATGCTGTAAATCGCGCAGGTAGAATCATCCGGACAGGACGTCCTGACTCTAATTCTATGGAAGGATTTGTTTTCCCCTGTTGAGAATCTGATACGACCAGTGCGCATATACCCAGTAGCTTCGTAAGCTGTCGTGGATGTCTGGTATATTCCCTCGTCGGCTACCCCAATTAGCACTCGGTTTGTTGTTCCCAAACATGCGATAGAATGTGGGACGCCAGTCGTTTGGGTGGAAACATCGTAAGCCCAAGCAAATCTGCCAGACTCGACCTCATTACTCAGGTCGATTCGGGCGCACCCGCTCTTGCCGTTAATCCCCGCCTGGATCGTCGCATAGGCGAATCGATCCCTGGCGGTAAGATCGCGAACCGGGTAGGTCGTCTCAATCACCAGGGGCCCGTAGGTCAGAGTAGCGCCATTGCTGTCGCTTCCTAGGATCCCTATGCGAACACCCTTGTTCGTTCCAATGGCTACATATGTACCCAGATAGGTAGCAAGTGAGTACACTTCTTCCCCAGGCGGGAACTCTGCAATTTGGATTGCGTCGCCCAATGTGGGCGTGCCACCAGACCCAGAATCAACAAGATTGAAGGCGTAGATGTAGCCGTAACCATTGTCATAACCAGCGGCCAGGATTGCCGTGGGGGCTTCCACTACGGAAGTCCAGTGCCATGATGTGGAAGGGTGAGTCCATATCGCTGCTGGCAGGGCGCCCCCAGCGAGGGTCAGCTCATGTAGAGCTGATCCCCGAGAGGCGATAATTCGACCCTTTACCCACCAAGGAACCAGAACCGTTCCGGTAGCGACTGTCCAAAGAGCAGTAAGGGCGGTACCACCGACAGTCCCCGAGCTTATGCCATCCGTCGTGCCGACGACAATCAGTGCTCCGCAGACAGCCACGCGGCTTGCCGGGGTGCCGCCAGTAGACACCGTGTAATTGGTCGCGGCGGTACCGGTCCAGCGTTTTACCACGCCATCGACTTGCAGGAAAGCGACGTCGGCGCCGCTGACGACGGCGGATGTGCAGTAGACGGGCGTGACGCCCGCCGACTCAACGGGCAGAGTCATGCTATGGAGAAGAGAGATCTGGCCCTCTGTCCATGGGTCAATTCCTACCGAACTGGCATACCGATACTTTGTACCCTCATCAGAGCGGGGCTCGTAGTAAGTTACCCCCGCTCCCCCATGCCATGAATCCTGACTCCGGATCCACCATTGCGTGAATAACTGTTCACCGGGTTCATTGCTTGTATCGATCTGCTGTTTCTTGGTGTCCAGCGTTGCGCGCGTGTAAGGGTTATCCTCGGAGCAGGCCAGCAAGAAAGGCATCTCGTCGATCGAGATGTCATACTCAAAACCACTCTTGGCGTAGGCGGCGACGACTTCCTTAAGCGTCAGCGCGAACGGGAAGCCCTCGGTGAAGTCGGGGCTTGCCGAAACAACGTAGGGCATCCCGCCTCCGTTTACTTAACTAGATGGAGCTTGGTAATCTCAGCGATGACCCGATCAACAATCGCTGTAAGCTGAGCCTCAGTGAGTCCCGTCTTTTCCAGGGATTTCAGTTGCGCAAGAATCCGATCGAGTTTATCATCCGCTAGCTCCAGTGCGGTTTTGGGCGCCCACGTCGGATTCTTGCTATCTGGAGGAGCGTTGAGATTATTGATAATTCCGTCCGTGTTCCAGATTTTCTTGACATCTGCGTCAGTGAGGGGCATATCCCACTCCTTTGCTATTGCAATGATCCCCGGCACTTGCTTTACTCGGGCGTCGCCAGGGCAGGAGTGGGCCGACTTATTCCAATTGGCAAACTGCCGGTGATACCCGATTCCGGAACTATCCGCACTGGGGCAGAGTCGAATGGGAATATTGTGAGTTTCGCTTGCCCAGTTTATAATTTCAGCAAGCGAGCTGACTTGATCATTAGTCCAGGGAAACTCATCTGGATTTCCATTATCGGCCGTCTCGATGGAAATGGCCGAACTGTTGGCATCCCAATTTGCATCAGCACGAACATTGGTATCGAGATATTGCTCGATACTCCCGTCGAGTCCCACCCAAAAGTGAGACTCGACCTTGACGTCATCCCGCGAGAAATAGCCGTAGAGGGACCCAGGTCCCACGGCCGAGTGCAGAATGACTTTGTTCGCGTTGATGCGGGGCGCCGTTCTGTTCTCAGGAATTTCACGTTTCCTGGCGCTAGGCATCCAAGGCATTTGTCACGCCGATCGATAGCTGAACTGTCCAGATATGATGTCCCCACTCTGAACAGTAACAGGTCTATTCGTGGTAACCCGTGTATCAGGGACTCCGGAGGCTGAATTCCAACACCCTCCAAGACTGACACTATTTGAACTAGTGTCCCATGTGCCAAGGGACCCCGAGTAGTGGTCTGGACCTGAGCTCAGGTCGCGGAAGATCCACGATCCAACATTAATCTGCAATACCCCGGAGTAGGGTTCCCATGCAGTCACGGGAAGACTCACGACGGCAATATCCGTGATGGCGCAACCGGTACCAAACAGGAGAAGGAATCCACCAACCACCCAGCCGCCAGGAAGTTCGTCGTACCATCCATACTTGTTGCCCCCTGTGCCAAGGGTGATATAAGTCAGGGTGGGCGTATAGGAACTGGCGGATCCGATAGCAGCAATGGTGGTCGTTAGATTCGTTACTGCTGATTGCGGGATACTGGAGAAAGTATTACTGGCCCCGGACATCGTTTTATTCGTAAGGGTCTGAGTGTCCGAGGTGGCGACAAGCGTCCCGGTCCGCCCGTGAACTCCGGCAGTTAGGCCGTAGTGCGTCGTGGCATCGGATAGGGCTGTGACGAGACCCGTCACGGATGCCTGTGCAACGTTGCTCACGGTGTTGGCAGAGGCATCGATGGTCTTGTTTGTGAGGGTCTGAGCGTCACTCGTGCCCACTACGCTGCCGACTGCTCCGTGGACACCGGTGGTCCCGTCAATGTGGTCCTGGGGCTCCTGGAGATCTCGCGCAGTAGCCATGTGGCGAATCGTTGCACCCACGAGATGGGTCGTCCCCGAGGTGCCATCCTCACCACGCGTCAGTCCTGTAAAATCATTCCCGGCTATTGCAGCAACAGTAATGATCTCCTCGGAAGCTGTTCCGGGATCAGCGACAATAGTAAATGGTGCGGCGGGAAACCCGGCTGTGGAACTAACGGTAAGAGTGGTAGCAGCAGGAGACAGCTCGACAGCAACCTGCACCGCTACGCAGGTAGAGGAATAATTCCGCCCCACATTTACCTCACATAATGAACTTGCGACGGATAATTAGCTGCGAGCGCTCTCCGCTCCTCTTCGAGGCGCCGGAGATACGATTTCTGCAAATTGCTAGCAATGCTGGTTGCCGCGCCGATGGGACGGCTGCTTGAGAGTGCATTGGCTTCAGCGCTATCCACCTTGGCGCGACCAGCGTCAGCCCAGGGCAGGAGTCGATAGGCTGTACCCAGAACGACAACATCCTTACAGCTCGCGGGAAGACCGCAGGTCGTAAATACGCTAGCCTCAGAAGAGAAGACAGTGGGCCGGGCTGCGTATTTGACACGAAGCATTGACCCCGTGTAGAGAGGATCCCCAAGGGCGATCGCCTTTCCCGACGGGAAGTCTGTGGCGTTAGCCAGATGCATGACCTCCCAGGCATTCGTCTTGATCCATTGGCTGGTACCCCACTCCCATTCGACCGAGAGAACCTTCTCGCAGGCGGCTGGCAATTCGTACTGCCAGTTGTCGGCCGTCAGGGTGATCTCTGTTGCCGTTGGAACAAACAATGTCGGATATAGAGATCGGATCGTATTGTTTATCTCTCGACCGACGATAGAGCGCGGCCAGGTCGGGGCGATATGAACAGCCGCATCCTGGAGGTGACTCGCGGCGGTCGTTCCCTTAAAACCTCGACCCCAGACGGGAATCGCGCCGGTTGCACCTGCCACGGAGCTGATGTAGATCAACTCTCCGTCGATCTCGATAAGTCCACGAGAGAGAACGTCACTGTCGTCGACCGTTATGGCTAGATCGTTGCTGTCGATCGCACTATTCAGGGAGACGATAATGTCATCAGTAAGTCCTTGACCTGTTAGTGACAGGATCACTTCGTCAATGACGGTTCCGAATGTGTCAGTCGTCGGGAACATACGGCCGCCTCTTTAGTCCGTTGTAGGCTATACCGGTCTCATCCGACTGCTTTATGGCTGCCGCAATAGCGGGACCGTCGCAGCGATCCGGTTCGATACCCTGTGCCCTAACATCGCGGTAGAGCTGAAGTTCTCGATCCCAGGCTTTCTGCCTGGTGCAATCCCACCCGTTCGTAGAATTGCAATAGGCCACTCTGGGTTGTTTAGATCTCAGACATTCCGCATAGGATGCGTGGTCCCTTGTCGGACATCCCTCACTACATGCCACGGCGTACCACCCGCAGGGAAGCCTGCATATGATCATGCAGGTGGGAATCAAGCATTTCTCTAAGCTCTCTTATTTCGCGGAGGACGGAGTCTCCGCTGATATTTACAGATCGCTTTGTACCAAAGTAGTTAAATAATACGGTTATCAGGGCTGCGACAGCGATGATTACTTCATACATAAGCTGGCGCCCCTTAACTAATGTAAGCTCCATACCCAGCGGCCGTCAGATCGGCCGCTTCGGCGGCATCTATGGTGTACTTGCGACCACCGAGATATGCAATATCGGCGGCTGTTACTTCTTCCGGAGTGGGGTCAGAAACCTCGCGGTAGGCACCGGTTTCCTTTAGGACCGTTACTCCTCGATCTAAGTGGATGCGAGAAAAGAAGGCGTCGCCACCCAGGCGTTCCGGAGTGGTAGGAGTAGTGAACGTGGGCACAGAGCCTCCCGAAATACAGGAGGGCTGCCCGAAGGCAGCCCTCCACCCGCGCTAATTACGCGTAGAACGAACTGGAGTTGAGGATCTGGACAAGGCTCTCATCGCGGTACTTAGCCCATCCAAGCACCCCATACCACCCAATCGTGCGGAACCGCTGCAATTTGTCAGTAACCGGGCCAACCACTGAGCCGGGCTCGACGTAGTTCAACTCGGTCATTGCCTCAGGTCCGGCAACATAGGTGTGGATGACATCCTCGTTGCCAGCACCAGTCTGGGAGACGCGGGTGCGGTTGTTCTGGACGAACCGAACACCCTCGAATTCCCCGAATTCGCCGCGCCAGATGTCGCCCTGATTGACGCCGTATTCAGTCGGGACACGCCAAGAGCCAGATCCGGTCTCCTCGCGGAGATCGTGAATGGCGTACGGGTGCGTGCCTCCCCTGTAGAACATTCCATCAACAGTCGGAACATTCTGCGCCCTGAGGGTGGTTACAGCCTGCCTAACGGCACCAGCCATAAGGAAGTCCGTGTTGTCGAGGGTGACCTCTGTGGTGTGGTCAGCCGAGCTGATGACCTGCTGGGTGAAGGTCACCATAACGTCCTGGACCATCTCATCCTGCCAGTCAGCAAGATGATTAGCCACAGCTTCGGCCGCGTAGGTATCGATGTCATCGAAAGAGAAGATGGTCAGCTTGCGAGTCCGGGTAACGGCAAAGCCGTACTCGTTCGCGGTGACCGTTCCGGTCGTGGTAACAGGCAGCTTGGTGCTGTCAACATCCTGCTCTTCATTGAGAGGCGTCTTGGCGGCAGTAACAGCCGTACTGTCAAACCACTGATGGAACTGGAAAGTAATCGTCTGCCCTGGACCATTGGGCCGAACGGGATTGCGATCAACCCACGAACGGTACTGCGGACGCTCACGGAGCTTTGCCGCAATGGCAAAGTCGTACATCGCCTTGACAGTATTGTCACCAATGCCCGGGGTAGTAAGAATTGAAGTGTACTCGTTAGCCACTTACTTACCCCTTAGTTGGCTTGCGGCAGCACCTTCTTCGCTGCCGCCATGAATCCCTTGAAATCGCCAGTCTGGTCGAATGCTGTCTGGAGACCTGAAAGGACCTGATCGTGCACCGACAACGCGGCGCCACTGGTAGCTGGCTGCACTCCCTGCAAACGCTGGAGTGCATTTACGGCATCCTGGCTCATATTGGAAGCGGGCGGTGGCTGTATTGCGGGCACACCAGCATCCCCGGCAGGGGGAGCATCTCCCGAATCCTTCTTGTCCAGGTCGATTCCGAACACATCGCCGTTTTCCTTGAGCCACCCCGTCAGTCCTTCTTTGGTGGCTTCGACATCTTCCGGGATGAACTTACCAACCTTGGCATTCTTGACACCCAGCTCGGAGAGCAGAACGCGAACATCTGTCTGACGTGCCTTCGCCTGCACGTCGGCCATCTGCCTCTGCATATCCTTATTGGCCTGCTTTGCGGCCTCAAGCTGCTTACGGAGATCCTTCATCAGAGAGGTCTCGTTGCCGTTGTCCTGGTCGTCGTCATCCCAATTAAAATCGCCCATACTGGCGTCTCTCCCTAATTCAAGTGAATTCGCTAGCCTCGCTATGTAGACAGGGGAATCTAAAGCGGCTCTAGCTACCGGTCTTTTACGCTCCTCCGGGCCGGTCGATCGGAGGGAGGGCTGATCAGTCAGGAGTTGAACCTGAAACCTTCGGTTTTGGAGACCGACGCTCTACCAATTGAGCTACTGACCATTGGGTCGGGGAGTCACTTGGAGTGACTCCCCGCCGTGGCGGGGGCGGGATTTGAACCCGCGTCTGCGGCTTATGGGGCCGCCAAGGCACCGAACTCCTCTACCCCGCTGCGGCCTGGTATAGACCAGGCATTGATCATGAACAGATTAGGCCCCATCCCTGACGGCTGCCGCTAGGAGCTTCAGTCAGGACATTGATATAGAGGTTTGCAGTCCAGACCTCAAGGGGCGGGTACTGGGCCAGTGTTTCCAGATAGGCACCTGACAGTCGCGTATACGGGGTGCCATCGCCGAGAGCTTCACCTTGGATTCCAGCTAGGCGGACATCGGTCATGCCACTTGCACTCCCGCTTCAATAGCGTTAACCCCCGCCGGGGTCCACGCTGCCGAGGTAGCCGGATCAGTCGCGTAGATAACCTGCCTGGTGACGTAGGATGTACTCGGAGCGAATGTCGATCCGACATAATCCGTGGCGCCCGATCGGATAACCGGAGCTGCCGAAATATCGCCCGCGTCAGTCTTGGCTACATTGGCGTTCCAGGCTAGACCATATACGGTCTGCACACCTGCCGGGAGGTCGGCAATAGCGTAAGTGTCTTTATGCCCAACGGTGGCCGAGCCGACCCAATCAGACGTAGAAACCGGAAGTTCATCCACCAAGGCGTAGTTGTCCGTCGAGTCGGCGTCGCTTCCAACAAACTGCGAAGTTGTACCATTCCCACTGGGGGATAGCGTTCGCACTGCAACATCCCCTAGCCATGTGTTCAATGGCGCTGCGCCGGTAGTATTGAGGATATAGACATCGGTCAAGAAAACAGTGCTTGCGTTTCTGACACTCTGTCGCACCGCATCAATGTTAACCGACGTTCCTGCATTTCTAGTGTCACCAGTGAAGTCAATCTCTGGGGTTGCATTGCCATCCAAATGGACCTGGCAGATTCCACCGGAGTCGGCGACCGTTGCGCGAATCTCAATATAATGCCACACGTCATCGCTAATAGCGGTCGTTCCTGTGGCAAGGATCGTTCCAGTCGTAGTGCCACGACGTAGTTCCAGGAATCCAGCAGCGCTCCGCTGGAGGACGAGGTGACAAGTCACGGCAGCATCGGAGAAAATGGAAGTATTCCAGGACGTTACGCCCGCCATCAGGCGCAGGCCAAATCCATAAAAGATTTCCGCGGTTGCAGTGAATGCCTGTTGGATTGTATTAGCCGCTGCGCCCGTATTGTACAAATACGACCCACCAGGGACTCGGGGAGTTGCAGTACCAACAACCATGGGAGCCTGATAAACCCCAACAATAGTCCATTTCGTGGCAAAATCTCCAGCCGCGAATCCATCCATAAAAAGGAGTGCCACGCTATACCCCCAGGGAGACTACGACAACGAGATTTTGTGCGGCTGCATCTGTTTGATCAACATCTAAAGTAAGCAAATCGCCAGCAACTACATCAACGACATCGGGAAGTGTTAGTGTCGACAACGTCCCACTGATGGCGATCGTCGGCCTGTTGCCCTGAGTGGTGTATGCAGTTGTTCCGTTGATATTAAGATCGAGAATCATGCTTGTTGAGGCGGGAGCGGTACCAAGTGTGGCAGCCACTCCGTTGATCGTCGCGCTGCCGGGTGCTCGCCACTTGTATCCCCCCTCAATCACTTCGATTGAGGGACCAATGGAGTATGTTAGGAATGCGCTACCCTGAAAAGGCAGACTAGTAGAAACGGGCACATAGAGCGGCATGACCACCTCACAATTTGTTTACGCGTCCATTGCTCAGGTGATCGAGACATTCCCGAATTCTACCGTCTGCGTGGATGACCCGGGAACAAGATGGACGTACGGGCCACGGTAAGTCGTATTCGCAACCGTGACTGGATCTGTCGCAACGTCAGTTCGCTCGATAGTGATGTTAGCGGCGGTGACCGTAACGGTGCCAGTAAGCCAAGTGTCTGCAACCACCTTGGCACTTGATGCCAATTCCCCGATTTTTGTACCAACAGCCGTCAATGGCGCGTGGGTATAAAGCTGGAAAGCGCAGTCTGTATCTGTCGCCCCTCTGGGGCGGATAACCAAATGATATCCACCCGAAGCATTGGTAGCATCCTGCGTGCCAAACGATGAGTCATCTGGTTTGCCGAATGCAATACCTGATTGCTCGTTCACTGCTGGAAGAGTAGGCCACTTGATCGAGAAATTAATTACATAACTTGCCGGTGCGGTTGTCCCACAAAGCGATCCAAGCATGAGGGTATTAGTAGTGCCACTTGTCATAGCAATGGATCCATCGACAGCGTCCATACTTGGGAATGTTTCAAAAGCAAGATTGTACCGGATCATTCCGGGGTCTCTGAGCTGATCCGCAAAGTGTGTCGAAGTCAGGGCGGCCGTTGAACGCTGGAGATAGCCAACCTGGGGACTCATAATCATCGTCGCCCCACGACCCGTGAAGGTCGCCATTTCGCTGCGCCTATTTACATCATGCACAGTTACGGGTTTTCCCGTGGCGGAAGCAAGAGCGATATTCGCCTCGGATGCAAGGGATGCCGGAATGGAGAGGATGGAAATGTATGGATCATTAGCTCCCGCCGTAATCATATCAGCGGTATCAGCCTCACTGTAATACACCCACGTGGTATATCCCAGTCCGGCGGCAGCGGCTACTCCGCTTGTGGATGTGCCGTCTGTATCCCTGTAACCCTTGATGATGAAATTGCTTGTTGGTGAGGTGAATCTATTTATGATGTCATAAAGAACACCGAAATCACTCGTAGATCCAGTTTTTGGTTCGACCAGAAGTGGAATCTTACCAACGCCGAGATCAATGACATCCATTAGAAGCGGAATGTCTTGGCTCGCCCACCCGGCCCCTAGGGTTGATGCCCCGATGTCAATCTTCACGTTCTTTTTCAGAGTTGCGTATGTGATATCGGAGATATTGCCAGTGCCGTCCGTGGTGCGCGTAAGCGTCGAGTCATGCATGCAGATGGGAACATAATCCGCTGTGCGATAAAACGAGATCTCCGCCGCGTCCGCGACGGCGAAAGAACTTTCATAACCCGCCATGCTGTTTTCAGGAAATGCATGACGATGGGCTCGGTGGGACATGATTGCGGGGCTAGACGTACTAGCCCCGCGCAACATGTCTGAAACAGTATGGGGGATCTGCGTAGCAGGTCCATACAGCGGCATTATGATACCTCTGTCACCCTGGCGTAACCATTCGCCGCAGCCCACACTCCGGTAATGACACCGAGGTAGGTCCCATGCGTTGGATGGTTAGGCAATTCGTAGTAAGCAGCGGCTGCAACCTGTACCGTGTATGACGTCGGAGATGCTTCCGTTCCAAATTTCAGATACAGCACCTGACCAGAGTCATTATATACGGAAAGGAGCTTGCGGGAGGATGAACCTCCCGAAATCTCTTGGGAAACAATGCTGCTGGCGACGTTACTAAGCGTCGCCTCAGTCATTGGCATGGCCATGGATTAGAAGTACGTCGTCACTCGGCAGTAACCAGCCGCACCGGCCCCACCCACGCCAGAGTTGGTTGTCGCGTTGAGGCCAGCGCCTCCGCCACCACCACCGCCACCGTAAAGGCCACCAGCGCCACCGGCGCTGTATGTGGTCGCAGTGTTAGAAGCGGCCCCGCCGCCTCCACCGGCACCAGCCTTGCCAGCACCGCCTGCCGTACCAGCCGCAGCCGCCGAGGTGTCGACAACAGCAGCAGCCCCGCCAGCCTTAGCCTGAGGGCTCTGGGCGCCCCCAGCGCCACCATTCTGCGCAGCGTTGTCGGTGTGGATTCCTCCACCACCGCCACCACCCGCAGGCTGAAGCACACCGAAGAGAATCCCTCCGGACGAACCAGCCGTACCAGCAACAGCAGTCCCAGATCCAGCCCCACCAGCGCCACCAGCACCAGTGAGCACAAAGGCGGTGGTACCGCCCGCGGCTGCCGCATCTGTTCCACCAGCACCAGGCACGGACACCTGAGTGGCAATGTAGGTACCGAAGCTAGACGCTTCGCCTGCAACTCCGATATTTCCGCTGGTAGTATCCGCCGTTACGGCCGCGCCACCGGCACCGCCAGTACCGACTGTGACAGCCACCGTGGCGGAAAGAGCGGATGCCTGGAACCATCCTTCGGCACAGTGACCACCAGATCCGCCACCGCCACCATATCGAGCAGCTCCTGCGGCACCCTTACGACCGGAGCCTCCACCGGCGCCTCCACCGATAAGTTCGACGTGAACGGTCTGGCCGTCAGTCGGCTTGGTCCATGTGCCATCAACGGTGAAATTCTGGACGTCCGGCTCGCGAAGACCGGACCACTCCTGCGTATCGCTGGGCTCGAAAACGAGAGTCTGATCGACAAGTTCCTGCATACCAATGCGCTGTTTCGGGAACGCGGTTCCACCGGTATCGGTGACCGTGAACTCAAGTTCAGTCGCGTCGGCGCAATAAACATCGAGATCAGTACTGAAAGAATGCGGAATAACGATAGGGACAGTCAGGGCAGAGTCGGAATAAACCGTCTCGTTGATCTGAGTAAAAAACTCCTCAACATCCGTTAGGATGAGGCTCTGCCCCCGGACAAGAATTGTGACCTTAGCCATAGTAAATTAGCTCCAACGGCTCAAAGGGAGCCAGCTCCACTTTTTGTCAGTGACGTTTTAGTTAGCGCGCTGCTCTTCCCGAAACTCGCGCGCTCCTGGGAAGCCAGCTTCTTTCGCTTCTTGGCTGTAGCGGAGTCATCCTGGAAAACCTCCTCAGCGAGGTCTTTCAAGGTGAGACCACCCTCACCGTAAATGTCAGCCAGCTTGTTTGCTGTCGGTAGCTCCTGGGCAATAAAACCGAATCCAGCCGACGCATCACTCACCGAGACTCCCGTGCCCGCGAGGGATTCGGCCGTTCCGGCGTCGAGATCGAGACCCTGCCGCGACGCGGCTCCCCCAATTTGAGCAGCTTTATACTGCTTCTCAATGAGCGGTGTCGCCCTTTTGGGATCTAGGAGATAGGAAACCATTTCACCTGAGGTGTAATGCTGCTTGAAGTAAGTCAAGACATCTCGATCGGCGTTGTTCAACGCATCCTGGGCTACGGTCACCCGACTCTGTAGTTCAGTGGGACTCACATCGTTCTCTAGGAACTTTCGGAAGTCATCCTTGGAATCGTAGAATCCAACTGGCATACCCGCTGCCGACATAATCTGACGATAGGATCTTTCTGTTGCTACGTACTCCGCAGGAGAAAGATCGACGAGCCCCTTCTTTCGACGGGTCTCGTTCGCGGCGAAGCGCTCTTTGTATTCCTTTGTGTCGCGGAGCTTGATGGAAATAGTATCCGAAGAGAATCCCTCCTGGATCATCCGGACAATCTGCGGTGCAAGGGAGGCGAGACCGTAGTCGGTAAACAGCGCAACCAGCGCTGCGGCAGCATCCCGCTTGCTCCCTGTCAGAGCATTGCTGGTTGTCGCCATCAGGCCCCCATGAATCCAAAGTCTTTAAGTACCTGACGCCCCACGGCCATAGTGGAGTCCTGAGCATTCTGAGTTCCGTACCAACGCGGATCTCGGCGAAGATCTTGCTCGAACTGCCACAACGTTTTAGATGTAAGCTCACCCTTTTCATTCTTAGTCTGCATCGCGCCACGAAGGGTATTATCGAACATATCGATGTCCGCTGGATTCATCTCTAGAATCTTTGCCATGGATTCACGGTAGGGACTGGCAATATCGAACATGTCCATACCAGCTTTGAGTTGATCAGCATACTCCGGATATAGAGTGATGGCCTGACGGCGAAGAAGGCCCTCGACATAATCGGAGTCGTACTTTCCCTTTGCGATGTTTGTGGCGTGATTATGTAGCGTAGTCCCGCTGAGGCGGACACCATTGGCCCAGGCGGTTTTTCTTACCTGGTCCATCTCGTCACCGGTATCACCGGTATACACACCATGGGTAGATCGGACGTAGTCGCCCAACATGTTGCGGAGCTGGGATTCGTTCCAGTTATACAGGAGCGCATTTTTCGTAAGTTTTGTTAATTGCTCGCCTGATACCTGGGCTCCCAGTTCGGCGGCGAAATCACCAACCTGTGCACGCGTCTGCTTAAATCTCTGCTTTGCTGTAGCTGGATCCGACTTCTCCAGCAACTTCCACTGCCTAGCGGACTCGCCATTTTTCCTAAACCACTTCGTGGTCTTAAGTCTAGCTGTGAATTTCTCCGCAGACCATCCACCGCTGACAGCCTTTTTGAACAGCCCCCACAGGGACTTGTCGCTCTTGAGGAAAGCATAAGCAAAGCCGTATTCCTCCGCGAGCTGACGCGCGCTCAGCTTGGCCATATCACTCTCCAGGATATTTCAGATGAACCCCCCAGGCGCCCTCGCCCTTACCTAACTTCCGGATTCTCACCGGGACTCCGGCGCGGGGGGCCTCAAGAATGTACCCATTGCCGATGTATAGGGCGATATGGTCAGCCCCGTTATTCCTAGCAGAGTTATCCCAGGCGACCAGGTCGCCAGGCTGAAGAGAACTTATCCCCATCCGAGTACCCGAATTTGCCTGCTGATAAGATATGCGAGGGAGGTTCACACCAAAGTTTTTTGTTACATAACGAGTCAGGCCAGAGCAGTCAAACCCCTTGGGGCCATTTCCGCCCCAAACATATGGGATACCAAGAAACTGCTTTGCAAATGCTACAACCTGAGATCTGACCTTGCCGACCTTGCTAACCCGCTTCAGGCTGGGCAAACCCCCGTCCGGGGAAGTAGCCGCCATGGAGAGCTGAGGAGCAGCCAGGCCAGTAAACGACGGACTGTCAACTGCTGCGGTGGACGGGCTGGCAACGGCACCCATGCCGGGGGCGTTAACCCCCGGCGCTCCGGTGAAATCCTGCGACTGCTCGATGGACGTATCAACCTGGAGGTCCATGTATGGTCCCCCTAACCGATGGCGTTCATCAGTGCATTCATATATGTGGTAGCAGCCTGATAGGCGCCGAATTCAGGATCGGCTTCAGTGACGGACCGCAAGTATTCCTCAGCCTCGGTGTCGCTAAACCCTTCCTTGGTGCGCGATACTGTGGACGTATTCTGGCCTGAGTATGATGTAGTGCTGGTTGTGACCGTTGGGTCAGACTCAGACTTATTGATAAGCCTGCCAGCCCATCTGTTCAGTTCCGCCTTTGTCGGATTACGTCCGAGATTCTCCTTGAACATTGCCCGGACGTATGCATTCGCGCTCGGGCGAGAGATGATCTGATATGACTTTTGCGTTTGGGACGTTGGACCCTGACCCCCACCACGGGTTCCACCGATGATATCGAGTGCCATTAGCGGAGTGATTCGCCTGCCAGCCGCAGCAAATTTGCTCGCTTCCCCCACGGCTATGTCCCAGACTTTTGATGCTTCCGAAAAGCTCATTGTCTTGATCAGCCCGAGGTCTAGCATTTGCTTCATGACCTTGTTGCTAAATGTGTCGTCAGAGTAAAATTTGAGGGAAGCCTCAGACGAAGAGATCTGTCCGAATCGCTCTATCGAGGTAGACGGTTGAATTCCATATTTGGCCGCAGTTCCGGAATAGAGGTTTGGTGACTTTCGATCTTGACGCCACCACACTGGAGGATCTTGGGGGTTCGCCCCGTAGCCGGAACCAGAAAGTATTTCCAGGTCTGCCTGCGCGTTCGACGTCCCATAATTCCCAGGCTGAGCTCCCTGGTAGCCAGTTGCCATTATTCTTCACCCGCCTCGGGGAGGCTACCCGCAAGTTTATCGAACTGGAGTACCCGGTTATACATTTGCTCAAACCCTATATTTTGGGCAACCAAATTCTGAACAAAGCGACCCCAGACGCCTGCAATATCAGGATTCCGCTCAAGAGACTTGTAACGCCTGGTTTCCAAAACGGCCTGGACTCTTTCCCGGATCTTGAGGTAATCGCGAAGTGCCTGCATGTCAGGGCGATTGCGGAGTTCGGGACTCGATTCCCAGGCGGCTGTGGCTGTATTGATCATACGGACCGCTCTAGATCCGTCGCCCCCGGCCATGTATTCCTCGTACCATGCTTTCTTGGCGGGGCTCCCGTTTCGCATTCCGTCGATCCAGCGATCCCTTACTGCCTTGATATCCTGAGCCTGATTGTCGCTCAGCGAGTAGATGCCCCGCTTTTCCATGATGAGGTTAATCTTGGTCTGGACAGAATTGTATTCAATCCAGCCTCGCTCCACCTGCATCTGACGAAGAGCTTCCTTGGGGTCCCGGGTAGAACGGAACTTCTTTGTTGTCCCATATCCGATAGCATTGGATGCCTGGAAAGTATAAGCACCCTGCGAGAAGTCTCCGACATTGTCCGGTCCCACAAACATCCAACCGAACTCCGGACTTCCAGCGATGTACTTGCGCCATTTCTGTATCCCAGTTATGGCCTGCTCGCTGGCAGTAATACCAGTTTCATTGAGAGATACAGAGATGGACATCTCGAAATAATCCGGGAAATCCTGGTAATACTTTTTCTGCCAGTCATCCACGCCGTACTTGGCCTCGTAAGCCCTAGGATCCTGGAAGTATTCCTTGCGGTACTCGTGAGCCTTGTCGATATATAGTTGCATACGGGGAGTGGGCTTAGCTGACACCGGAACAGCATTTGCGGTAATGGCCCTGAGCAGGAACCAGTTACGTGCAGCTTTGGCAATCTCATCTTCGGACTTCGGGTCACGACCCTCAAGCCTTGCCTCTACCTGTTCCTGAGCCAGGAGCATGGCGTAGACATCGGCAACTTCCTTAGGATTATTTCCGAATACACCGGACTCCTGGACTCTCTTTGCCCAAGCGGGTAGCAGTTGCTTGGTAGCTGAATCCTCAGTCGGACCGTACGGCAAAATCCACTTGAGAATCGGGTTATCGGCGGATTTCGGATATACCTTCTTTACGATCTCATTGGTGGGAACCTGAATCATCGGCCCACCCCCAGGAAGCCACCACGGCTCACCCTGGAAAACAATGTTGAAGGAATCCTTTCGGATCTTCCAGTCCCCGATACCTACACTCTTTGTCCACCCCGTGGCTGGAAGAGTGATGTACTCGACACCATCCTCCTCAGTAATAAGACCTGCATCCTTTGGTGCCTGCCACATGATGGCCCCACGAGTCAATCGAGATGGATCCTCGTAGAAAAGCCTTCCCCATTTCCGCATGGTGTCAGACCATGCAGAGTAGAACGGGGAAATAAAGCGTGCCGCTATAGCAGCTTCACTCTGCTGAGAAACATCATAGAGTGTACTTACGACATCCTTGCGAGCAAGTCTATCCGCTGCAATTCGCATGGACCGGATCTCAGCCTCACTGAGGCTATCTCCGGTGCTATTCTCGACCATATCCCTGAGGTGGCTCCGGAACTGCGCATTGTACAGGGGATGCCTACCCATGACCTGCTCTGGCATATCAGATACGGTCTTGAAGAATTTGGTACGAATTCCGTTTGCCCACTGAGTAATCGGGTTTGAACCATAGGGGGTGTAGTTTTCACCATGGACGTCCCGGCGGGCGGCGACATCAGAGAAATACGCCTCGATATCGGCCTGCCCCATTCGCCGCTCAGCGATGGAAGCGCGCAGTTCTGGATCCGGCAAGTGATGCTCTACATGGGCTCTAACATTGGCAACCCACGCTTCAACATCATGGTTCCCCTGGCGTACAATATTCCATTCTTCCCTTGCGGCTGGATCCGAACGGATCCAGCGAGCGACACTGGCATCGTCAGGATCGGTGAGGACCCTCATGCCAACAGGGGAATTCCGGATCTGCTGATTTACCGCACGAAGCTGAGACGACGTCCAATTCTCATGAGCGCCATTGATGATTCCCCAGTCTCCGGTCCCGCGAGCTGTTGCGAGGTGGAGATCCGTTGCGTCAGCCACGGCCATTGCTACGGCATTGTCAGTGGAGAGAAGGTGCTCCCTCTTCTCCAATTCGGCCAGATCGGCCGCAGGCCGCAACTCGATCCTCTGTCCGCGAGGCGTGCGTGCCACCTCTAGCCTCGTAAGATCCGTACGCCTCATGCCGGTCGATGGTGTAACCCGGACTTGGTTGGCAGCTTCCAGGCGTTCCCGGGCGCGCTCAACGCGCGCCTTGAGAGGAAGAATCTCTTCGGTCCTCCCCGCCTTCCTTGCATCCCTGAGGCGACCTTCCACCCGTGTCAATCCGCGCTCAGCTCGCTCGATAGCTCGCCTGTCGGCACGAGGGACGGCTGTGAGGTCAAGCAGATCTTCAGTACCGATCAACTGATCCCGACGGTTCAGGAGCCAGTTTTTACCCCCCCGCCCAGCAGAGGAAATGTAAGACAGCCCCCCGAGGGCAGCAAGGGTACGAAGCTGCGTATCCACCTGGATACGCATTGGGTAGGCAACGCGAGCCAAAGCCATGAACTTCCACATACTCAGGGCGCTGTTAGCCATGGACCGTGCCAGGTCATTTCCATAACTTGCGATATCCTGGACTCGGGCTGCACCCCTGATAGCCTTGTCACTCTGGCCAGTCATTAGGCCAGTCAGGCTCTCTAGCCATCGGCTGTTGGTCGCGCGCTTTAGCGCGTATTCCAATGCCCGAGGATCGGTAAAGCTGACTGAATCCTCAATCTGTGTACGCAGTAGCGGTGCGGGGTAGACGAGAGCTTCCCCGTCTGGTCCAACGGTCGTAACATAATCGAGCCGCCGACCAGTCTGGTCCTCCGCGGCCGAGTAGAGTCGATTCTTTAGGCCATTTTTCCAGGTATTCCTAACGCCACGGGAAGCCTGAAGAAGTGCCCTGATCTCAGTTCCGCTACGACCATGCGCCTGGCCAGCCTGAGCGAACATCGTATTTTCGATCTTCTCGACCAGAACCGACCGCTCGGAAGCGTCCGAGGCAGCGAGGAACTGGTCCAAAAAGTCGCTCTTCTGCTCACCGGAAAGCCAACCAGTACGAGCTAGATTGTGCTCCAGCTCGCGGTAACCCTGTTCTGCATCCTTCACGTTGATGTGATGGGGGATGGAGGATCCCGGTCCGCCAGCCATGATTCGTACCGGACGGCCACCGAGACCAGAATAGAGAACACGCTCGCGCACGAAGTTCAACTCGCGCTTGACCTTCTGGCCCTCTAATACATCAGTAGCGATCTTGCGTGAGGTACTGCGGACATCAAGTGCGGCCTGCATGCGGGAGATCTCGCGCTCGATGTTATCAGTATAAGCGGTAAGCTCAGTCAGGTTCTCCTGGCTGTTAAAGAAGCGCATTTCTGCGTCGCCGAGATCATTGATCTGAAAATAGCGTTCCGCCTCAGAGTTCTCGATCGGCATAACAAACCGATCAAGCCGCCTCCTCAAAGCCTCTTGGTTCGCCTTGAGGCTTTCGCGACTTGTATGGGATCCGAGGGCTGCGCCAAATACATCTCGTTTAATTTGATGACGAGTAATGTCATCATCAACTCGATTTGCTTCGGCAAACAGGTCAGCCATGACCGCTGAATTTGATGTGGCCTTGAACTGCGGGAGATGCATCATTTCCGCAGAGGTCATACCATCAGTCGACTCGATGAAATTCTGGATCTTGCTGCCCGCGCGACGAGCGCGCCGAGATGCATCAAGAGAATCCTCGGCGCTATCGGCAACCCGGATAGCGTCTTCGACATCCTCAGCTCGGACTGTTGTAGCTGCTAGGCGCCCAGCCTTGATTCCCTTACCGGCAACGACGGTAGGATCGGCATACCACGCGAGAGCAAAATCAGCCGCCCCAGAGGTAACCTTCCCCTGCCAGGTGTGATGGAAGAAGTCATCACGCTCTTTAACGGTGCCCGGATCCATCCCAACACCTGGGCCAACACCCGTGTAGAAACTCTGCCCAAAAGATATACCCTCGGCTGGCTGGCCCTCTTCAGTTTCGATGTCGTCGCCAGTCCGACCCCACGCCTCTTTCCATTCCTCACCCTGGAAGGCCCGCCCCAACCATTCCCCATAAGGTTGCCCCTCTTCCTGAGGTGCAAGGAAGACCTGGTTGGCTGTCGAGAGACCACGGTTTACCGCACTAGTGACAGTATTTAGAGCATTGAGGGTCGGCTCCAGACCGTATTGCCATCCCCACTTGGCGGCAGGATTTATCTCCTGCTCCTCGCGCCAAGTCTTAGCGAATCCAGCAGCAGTCTTGTCAAGATCCTTCTCGGCGAAAGCCCAGGCGTCCCCTACGCGATCACCCATCCAGTCAAAAGCATCTCCCACACGGGACCAGAAACTCATGGATTCCCCCTAGGAGATATTGGCAATAATGGTTCGCACCCAGCGCCTCGTGGCAGGTGGCGTGTTGTCTTTCTGCGCAATGTCGATAAGTAGGGGTAGGTATTTCCTGAGATGCTCGCTGTCTTCCTGATTCGGGGTCTGGCCGGAGGTGATGGCTTCCATCCCTGCACCAGGTCCATACGCAGACCCGTCCGTGACGGGAACATCCGGTTGTGTGCTCGATGCACTAAGTGGAGTGATCTGCGGCATTGATCCCGCCGAGGAGGCGGGCTTCAGTGGGGCACCCTGCTGAATTTCCTGAAATGCCTTGTTCTCACCATATGCGGCATCTGGTAGATCCATCGCCCCCCCATCGGTGCGGCGAGAGTGCGCGCCCGGTCCGGAGACGGGGGCTGGGTTACTGGGGCGTCTGTAGCCCCCGCGTCCGTCGGGCATGTTAAAATCCTTCTATGGCTCAATCTGCGTCGCCGGGGTCCGGCGAGATGTGGGGAACTACAGAGGCCGCGGAATACATTTCGTCGGTAATCGGACGTCGAGTTTCAAGGCAGACGATCTGCAATCTGGGCAAGGCGGGCTACCTGCGCGACCAGGGGAGAAAGGGGAATGTGCGTATCTTTAAACCTGCCGATGTGATGGCATGGGCAGAAAGAAACAAAGAACACATCCCCGGATGGATCAAAAACTCCAGACCGTCAGGCTAGCCAGTCGGGAGCATTCTGCTTACTGACGCAGAGAGCTGAGGACTTCCCCCGGCACCCAGGCCAGCCATGAGCATTTGCAGGTCTGGGCGACCTTCCTCAGGGGCAGGTAAGCCCGGAGGGGCTTCCGGCCCGCCCACCACCCCAGGCGGCTCACCACCAGCTAGAGAGGGAGAGCTGGGAGCCTGAACCTGGGGTGGCGGGGCCAGGGCAGCACGAGCTGCCTTTTCTGGAGAGAGGCCCTCTTGGAGCTTCTCAATAAATGCGGCAGTCTGGTCGATGATTTGTGTTGGGTCTTGACCAGCAGCCGCGAGCTGGGGAATTGCCTGCGCTAGAGCGATAAATCCCTGGACGATCGCAGAGCGGGACTGCTCGACAGTGATCTTGCTTTCCTCTTCCGCAGCATTGATTCCTACGGGCAGGTTGCGACGCAGGTAATCCGTGCTGATCCCGCCTGCGCCGTGCACCTGGAGCAGGAATACCAGGGAACGGTTGGGATCGAGGCCAGCCGCAAACCCATAGCTAACATCCACTGTATGATCGCCCTTGATGTCACGACTGGGACGGTAGCGAATGCTGTAGGGAACACCCGCATCTTGACCCCGGACTTCCTTTTCGACATCAGGCCATAGCCTCTCATCCATGTCAAAGCACTTCTCGATGGCTCTCTTGTAGGCGAAAGCCAAAGTCGTCTGCAAGGAAACCTGCTGGGATGAGAACGCAGCCATGAGTTGCTGCGCCCCGCGACCGGTAATGACGGAGGCTTCCATTTGCCCCGAGCGGGATTCGGGTGACATAGCGCCTAGCATCTGCTCTTGCTTGAGCGCCTCTACGGCGCCGAATGCCTGAGATGGCATATCCAGCCTGGCTCTGCCAACTGCCGCCGCGCCAGCGTTTGTGTGGATTACCCCATCGGGACCGAGAGCAAGATCATCCACATCCGGCGGCACGACCATCGGAGCGCGGACTGCCTTCTCTGTGCCCTCGATCAGGAGCGCCTGGAGGCGATGCCTGGCGAGTTGCACCCAGATAACGTCATCGTACGCGCCGCGCTGTTCGTCATCGATACCCGGTCGCTGCACGCAGATGTACGGGCAATCCCCGAGCGGATTGGCAAGATCCTCAAGAATGAAATTCTTGTACTGAGGAAGGTAAAGACAGATGCGGTTCTGGTCGGTGTATTTGACTACATCAACCTTAATGGTGACGTCAGGCTTACGGAAGAATGTATTGTCCCGAGAGCGAAGGCGCCCCATCTCTGGGTAGTCAGCCTCTAGCTGGAACCAGTCAGCCCGCCAAGCACGAGCGAACTCTTTCGTGTTGCCCTTCATGTCGATTACCGGATATGCCTGTACGGCATCCTCGACATGCATCCATGGAGTCTGGGATGCGAAATCAGGCTCGATGGCCAGGACGAGCAAGCCATACGAGATGAGCTGATCGGCCCCACGATTGTTCATCTGCCACTGGAGGTCAGAAGAGTTGATGTAATTATTGGCGATCTTCGATCGCTTGTCCGCGAACTTCTTTGCAACATCCGTAAGCATAGTGGCAGCCGAACAGTTGAAGCTCGGCAAGGGCGCCAGCATGGCTGCCGCGTCTCGCGCGGCCGTGTCGATGAGATTGGCAACGATCGGACGCTGGAAGACGTCCGAGAATGCGTCGGGCCAGATAGCCTCGAAGTTGCCCCGCCGGATCGCCTGGATCTCACGGTGGCGCATATCCCGTTCGCGGTGTCGCTGACGGAGGGCTTCTACACGATGGATGACATCGCCGAGGTAGTCAGAATCCATTTCACCCCCCGGCCGCAGCGAGCCGATACGCGCTCATAGGAATCACGACGCGCTGTTCCTTGTCGCGCGACGAGAGATACTTGTTATCCATATAGTGCAGCCTCTTCCGCTGCCCAAAACCGAGCACCTCCCTGGCTCGCAGCTCGGCGAACCACAGGGCCATGGGGCCATCCTGCTTCAGGTCTTTTCCACGTCTGTTGGGAATCCAGACAATGAGTTGCTCCATGAGCGCCCGTACGCCCTCGGACTGATTCGGGTCCGGCAGTTCGATCAGGTTGTCTTTGGCGTGGATAGGGCGTCCCCCGTCCACATGTCGCTTGATGGTCCCGAAAAGCGGGGCAACACTAGCAACGCCAAAATCGGGATCGAGCTTGTTCCGGGAGGTGTAGTGCGGCGTAATCTTCACACCGTGATTACGACACCAGTCAACAATACGTTCATCATAGATCAGCCAGTTGGCATAAGCGTTTTGCTCGATCACCCATTCATTGACGCCAAATATCTGAGTCAGCGTCTCAATCTGCTCCGCGTACCAACTGGGGATCGTGTTGCATCTGGTCCAACAGTTCAGTACCCGGCGCGTGTTGGCCTGCCGGTCGACGGAATAGATCAGAATGAAAGCATCCCCAGTTGCGGCGGGGTCGATAGAACCGATGACATACTGCCCCTCGGGCCCATTCCTCGGGTGGCCCCAGGCTCCAGCTCGCAGAGGGCCAGGCTTGCGGCGGCCCTCAACAGAACCCTGCACGCAGATCGGATTAAAGACGGCATCCTCGGAAATGGCCTGCTGCATGTAGATCAAGGCCCACGTGTTGGCCTTGACCGAGTTTCGGATCTCATCGAGAGCTGGGCCATCCCACGCGGGGTACAGGCCGTCCTCGTCGGGCTCGCCGGCAAATTCCTCATCCAACGGCATGTTGGACTTCGGCCACAGGGTAACCCAGTCCGTCGCCTTCTCGGCGAATTCCAGTACCGCAGGCTGACCGAGATAGGTCCAGGGCGACTTGTTGGAGATGTAGTTATCGGGATTGCGCAACTCGCTGTAGATGTCCACCGGGGCGACCCTCGTCCCGACGACGAGGATCTTGCCGTCCTTCGCCCGAGAGGCAACCTCCTGGTTCAACCAGGTCATCTGCTTCTCGTAGTTGTGCGCGTTGTCCAGGGTACAAACATCGTCAAGGATGATGAGGTCGCTACGGCGACCGTAGATGTGTCCTTGGAGGCCGAGAGCCTGCACGGTGGGGTCAGACTCAGCCCCATCTCGGCCAGCAACATAAATCCGGCTAGCCGTCCAGACATCACCCTTGAAACCCTCGGCGGATGGCGCGTAAGCCTTTTGCAGTTCCAAATACTGAGGATCCGTCAATAGCTTTTTGATCGAGTAAAGGAACTGCTTTGCTAGCTCCTGGGTCTTTGAAACCAGGAGAACCCTGATCTGTGGATTGAGGCAGATCCGGTATGTAATATACTGAACGGTAATCGTCGCAGATTTCGCATGATAGGGAGGGGTATTGATCAAAACCCGATTCTTTCGGCCGGGTTCATAGAGAATGCCCTTGCGGGTAAGCTCGGGCTCTCGCCCCTCCAATACATCAATCCACATCTGTTGATGTGGATAGGTATCCTGGTCAAGGAATTTCTTCCGCCATTCAGCAAAGCTGAGATGGCAAGCCTCTTCGTCAATTCCTCTTTTCATTGCCCCGCGCCTGATAGCGCGGATCTCATTCACAATTCGCTTAAACTCGGGATCTTCCCAGCGCCACGCCTCGTAAGTTTTGACCGTGCGGGAGACCTTCGCAGTTGCATCCCTAACGGTCATACCCTGGCGAATATACTCAATGACGCGCTTTTTAGCCTCATCCTGACCTATGCCACCAAGGACCGGCATATGCCCTCCCTGTGGTATTGTCAAGTTGTGGACTGCCGAAAGGGGCTAATGATGGGAAAGATGAGTGACGTCGAAGTGTTCAATCTTGGTTTCGCGCGAGCAGCACGGATCCTCATGCATGCTCGGGGGATCGAGTTCGGTGAACTCGCAGAGCTGACCGGACTCCACATCCGGTCCCTGACGGAGATCCTTGACGGCCGCAGGTGCGGCCTGTGGCAGGGGGATCTGATTGCCACGGGGTTGGACATCCCGCTCGACTTCCTCTGCGGCTGGGTCGCCCAGCCGGGCGAGGTCGAGGCGGTGCACCTGGTGCCCTACCGGCGGAACATCCTCGCCGGACTCCCGCCGGTCACGGACTGATCGCCATGGGAGTGCTGCGGAACAGATGGGGAGCCTACGGCCGTGGAGCTGGCCTCGTTCCGAGGGCAGCGACAAGCAAATACGATTATGCAGATAGACCACTTTCAGCGAGAGCTAAAAGAAGAGAAGAAGAGCGCAAACAGCGGAAAAAGAAAGGCAGCGGTGGCAAGGGGTCCGCCGGGCAAGCACCCGGTGGACCTACTGAGTAGCTGTTTTATTTCATTACCAGCTAGTTTTATTAGCTAGTGAAACATTCTCCAGCCATCAATTAATGGCTGGAGAATACCCTTCGGCGGGCACAGCTAGCTGAGTAATATAGTATTCTTAATAAGTTAGTTAATATATTAGTTACTAGAGCCCTGAGCCCCTCCGCTTGGGGCTTCGGGGCTCAGGTCCATCAGACCTGAGCCACTCGCTTCGCCCTTCGCCCTTGAGGGGCTCAGGGCTCAGCTAGTAACTACCCTCTACTTATTATATCCGTCGCCGAATCAGCCGATTCGGCACCCCCTCTTTGTCACATCCGCCCGTTGTGCCCGTTTATGCCCTGGTATACCCCTGTGTGATGTTCGTCACATTTACTCTCTGTATAGGGGGCGACTACTACCTGGGGAAAATCAGGGAGGGGATAGTAGCCGGGGGGGTAGGGGGCCGGATTTAACATGGGGCGGGTCAAAAGAATGGAAAGCGCTTTCAAAAGAATGCATTGTTGAACATTCAGCGCGGTAAGCGCTCTCCCATGATCATAGCAGTGTATGGTGCGATATCAGCGCTTTCGCAATTGCACAAGATCATGCTACTAATGCAATGTTCTACTACGTATGGGCACGCATCATGCCCATTCTTCGTGCATTCTTTAAATAAATAAAGAATAGCTGCTGACTATCCCATTACATACCCATTACATACACACACACGCACACACCCAGCACGCACAATACACACGCACCCATGCCAACAACACACATACAGCATGCATCACACATAAGCGACATACACACAGTATGCCCACATACAGACAGCACAGGATGTGAGCTAGGCCACAGAACAGCACCATCGGGACTTAGGTCCTTGACACATGCATGTTCTTAGAGAGAGGCTTGCCTCAATACCAGCACTACCCACCCGGGGG